GGCATGGACCGGAAGACGGTATCGAAGCGGCTGCTGGACTGCAATGTGCCGGCGGCTGGAAAGCGCGACGGGTATCCGGTCTATGACGGCCGGCAGGCCTGTGAGGCGTGTCTGCTGCCGCAGGTTGGCGAGGGGGAGGAAGGCGTCGAGCTGGACCCTCGGCGGATGAAGCCGCAGGACCGGAAGGCTTGGTATGCGTCCGAGCTCGACCGCATGGCGGTGGAGGAACGGGCGGGCCGGCTGATCCCTGCGGCCGAGGTCGAGGAACAAATGGCCACGATTGTCTCGACGGTTGTGCGCTGCCTGGAGACGCAGGCCGACCGGGCAGAGCGTGACCTGCGAGTCGGCCCCGAAGTGGTGGAGTGGCTGCTGCAGGACGCTGACCAGATCCGCGAGCAGATCGCGGGCGCGCTGACCGGGTATGAGGAAGACGATGCGCTACGGGTCAGCGGCTGAGGTCCGGCGCAGCGTCTGCGAGGGCTTCCGGCCGGCAGAGCGCATTTCAGTCAGCGAGGGCATCAACCGCACGCTGGTGACGAAGGACGGGCCGTACAGCCCGGAGCTGTCGCCGTACATGGCGCAGCCGGCCGACCGCCTGGACTCGCGCAAGTACCGCGCGGTGGTCTTCATCGGGCCGGGCCGCTGCAGCAAGACGGCGACCCTCATTGACGGCTGGGCAGTCCGGAACATCCGGTACGCGCCCGGCGACATGCTGATAGTGCAGTCGAGCCAAGACCTGGCGCGCTACTACAGCAAGCAGCGGTTCGACAAGATCATCAAGGCGTCACCGAAGGTGCGCGAGCGTCTATCGACGCGCCGGCAAGACGACAACACGTACGACAAGGTTTTCCGGAACATGGTGCTGGCCTTCGGCTGGCCCTCCGGCGCGCAGCTGTCCGGGCGCGACTTCCGGTATGTGGCGATCACCGAGTACGACCTCGCCGCGGACGACATCGACGAAGAGGGATCGCTTTTCACCCTCGGGAGCATGCGGACCCAGAGCTACATGTCTGCGGGCATGACGGTTGTCGAGACATCGATCCGGCGCGTCTACACGGACGCGCAGTGGCGGCCGAAGAGGGAGCTTCCGCACGAGGCCCCGCCGGCCGGTGGCGCGACGCTGCTCTACAACATGGGCACCCGGAACTGGCTGTACTGGCAGTGCCGCGAGTGCCGCGAGTTCTACCCGCTGAACCCGGACGTGCATGTCATGTTCGGGCTCGATCCGATCGAGCACTTGGCCAACAAGCTGACGGCCGACACCCTGGAGGATTGGGTCAGGCACCACGCCTGCATCGCCTGCCCGCACTGCGGCGCGGTCGCGAAGGAAGATCAGCGGCGCGCCTTGAACAAGGGCGCCCGGTGGGTGCCGGACGGCTGCCGCATCACGCCGGACGGCGAGATCATCGGCGAGCAACGCGAGACGGACATCGACAGCTATCAACTGTCCTGCGTCGCCGCCGGCTATGCGCACTGGCCCAAGCTGCTGCGGGACTACGGGGTCGCGATCCTGGAGTACCAGCGCACCGGGCTGGAGACGGGCATCAAGGAAACGGTGAACCTGCACCAGGGCCGGGCCTACCTGCCCTTCGCTCTGCAGGGCAAGCGCAAGGCCGGCCACGAGCTGCAGAAACGCGCGGAGGAACAGCGGCAGGGCTACGTGCCCCGCGGCGTGCGGTTCCTCACCGCATCGGTGGACGTGCAGGCCGGCAAGCGCGCGGGGTTCGTGGTCAAGGTGCTGGGCTGGGGCCCGCATCGCGAGCACTGGACGATCGACCGCTTCCACCTGCGGCACAGCGAGCGCGAGGGCGAAGACGGCCAGCCACTGCTGCTGGATCCGGCGGGCTACGTCGAGGACTGGCAGCGCCTGGTCGAGAAGGCGATTCAGCGCCGCTACCCGCTGGAGGATGGCAGCGGCCGGACGATGCCGGTGCGCGTCACGCTGTGCGACTCCGGCGGCGAGGATGGCGTCACCAGCCGGGCCTATGAGTTCTGGCGCCAGATGGCGCGCGAGGGCATGGGCCACAAGTTCCGGCTGGTGAAGGGCGCGAACAGCAGCAACGCGCCGCGAGTGGAAGAGCGCAGGCCTGACGCGCGCGGCAACAAGCAGAGCAACAGCGGCGCCACGGGCGATGTGCCGGTGCTCTTCATCAACACCGACCAGATCAAGGACACGATCGCGGCGGACCTGAAGCGCGAAGAGCCCGGCCCCGGGTTCTGGCACTTCGCCTCGTGGATGCCGACCTCGGCGTTTGAGGAACTGACCGCCGAGACGCGCACCGCCAAGGGCTGGGTCAACGCCAGCAAGCGGCACAACGAAGAGCTCGACCTGTGCGTCTACGGCGAGGCCGCGTGGATCGCGCTGCAGGCCGACAAGATCAACTGGACGAACCCGCCGCCTTGGGCGCGCGACTGGGACGAAAACCCGGACGTGCGGAAAGAAGGCGACCCAGAGCCGCAACCACTCCGCGTTATCCGACGCGGGAACCGCACGTCAGGAGTGCAGCTGTGACCGACTACCGCACACGACTGGCTGCAGTGCAGGCGGCGATTGATGCCGTGCTGGAGGGTGGGCAGACCGTCCGCTATGGGGATCGCTGGGTATCGCTTGCTGACTTGGGCGAGCTGCGCGCGCTTGAGGACAGCTACACGGCCAAGGTCGCAGCACAGGCGAACGCTCGCGCCGGTCGCGGCCGGGCCCGGATCAGCTACGCGGTGCCGCACTGATGCGCCTGTCCGAATCCATGCCGGCGAGCTGGGGCGAGTTCCTGGCGCCGGCAGCCAGCACGAGCCCGCCCGAGCGGCCGGAGACTGCCTACCGTGGGGCGTCGCATGTGTTGCGCTCGATGCAGGCCTACACGCCGCTGCTGGGCAGCGCGGCAAGCGACCTGCCGCAGTGGGAGCAGATGACGCTGCGCGCTCGCTCGCGCGACGCCTTCCGCAATCACCCAATTGCCCGCGCTGCGCTGACACGCAACCGCACCAACATCGTGGGCACCGGCATGATGTGCCGGCCTGCTGTCGATTCGGACGTGCTCGGGCTGTCGCCCGAAGCGGCGAAGGCCCTGAACCGCACCCTGCGCCAGCGCTTCCGCGCCTGGGCGGAGTCGCCGCAGGCCTGCGATTGGGAGGCGAACAGCGACTTCTATGGGCTGCAGGGCCTGACCCTGTTGTCCGCGATGGCTTCCGGCGATGTGTTCGCGCTGACGCCGCTGCAGGACCGACCGGGCAACACCAGCGAGCTCAAGGTGCAGCTGGTCGAGGCCGACCGCGTGAGCAACCCGCGCGACGGCGCCGACACCGACAGCCTGATGGACGGCATCGTGATGGACGGCGGCGTCCCTGTTGGCTGCTGGATTCGCAGCCAGCACCCGGGCGAAGTGCGCACCACGACCCGCATTGCGTCTTGGGAGTTCTATCCGTTCTTCGGTGCCGACACCGGCCGCCGCCGCGTGCTGCATGTCTGGAACGACAAGGAGCGTCCGGGGCAGGTTCGCGGCGCGCCATACCTGGCGCCGATTCTGGAACCGCTGGTGCAGATCAGCCGGTACGGCGGCGCCGAGCTGATGGCCGCCGTGGTCTCCGCGATGCTCACGTTCTTCATTGAGCGCGAATCCGAGCAGCTGGATGAGAACGGGAACCCCATCCCGTTTGTTGAGGATGGGAACACTTTCAAGCTGGGCGAGGGTGCCGCGGTTGATCTGGCTCCGAGGGAGAAGGTCAACATGGCCAACCCTGCGCGGCCCAATGCGCAGTTCGACCCGTTCTTCATGGCGGTCACGAAGCAGATCGGCGCCGCGCTGGAGCTGCCGGTTGACGAGCTGCTGCTGCACTACCAGAGCAGCTACAGCGCCGCGCGCGCCGCGATGCTGCAGGCCTGGCGCTTCTACACCATGCGCCGCTGGGTGCTGGCGCAGCAGTTCTGCCAGCCGATCTATGCGCTGTGGCTGGATCTCGAAGTCGCGAGCGGACGGCTGAACCTGCCCGGCTATGCCGACCCGATGCGCCGCATCGCCTACTCGCGCGCGCTGTGGATCGGCCCGAGCCGCGGATCGATGGACGAAGAGAAGGAAGCCAGCGCAGCCAAGACGCGCATCGAGATCGGCGTCAGCAATGAGGCGATCGAGACGGCGCAGATGACCGGCGAGGACTGGGAGGACGTCTACGAGCAGCGGCTCGAAGAGGTGAACCGCCGCAAGGCAGATGGCACGTGGATTGAGCAGAGCCGCGTGCAGGAAGTGGTGCGCCGAGACGCGCCCCCGACAGAGGAAACAGCATGACCATCCGAGCCTTTGACTTGGCGGCCGGGCGGCCGTGGCTGATCCAGCAGGAATCGCTGGAAACGATCCTGCAGGTCGCCGAGCGCATGGGCGATCCCGAGGCGGTATCGATGCGCCTGGGGCGCCCGCTGGACAACACCCGCACCGTGCAGATGCGCGACGGCGTGGCCGTGATCCCGATCACCGGCCCCGTCTTCCGCTACGCCAACCTGCTGACAGAAGTCAGCGGCGCCACTGCCACCGGCGTGATCGCGCGCGACTTCCAAGCGGCAGTCGAGAACCCCTACGTCCGCGGCATCGTGCTGGAGATCAACAGCCCTGGCGGCGAGGCCACCGGCATCAACGAGCTCGCCGAGGCGATCTATCAGGCGCGCGACACGAAGCCCATCGTGGCCTACGTCGAGGGCGCCGGCGCCAGTGCGGCCTACTGGATCGCATCGGCAGCTGGCGAAATCGTCATGGACCCGACCGCCATCGTCGGCTCGATCGGCGTCGTCATGTCCTACACCGACACCCGAGAGCGCGACGAGCGCAGCGGTGCGCGACGCCTGGAGATCGTCAGCAGCCAGAGCCCGAACAAGCGCACCGACCCAGCGACTGAAGCCGGCCGCGCGCAGGTGCAGGCGATCGTGGATGCGATGGCCGATGTGTTCGTCGGCGCGGTCGCGCGGAACCGCGGCGTCACGGCTGAAACCGTGATCGCCGACTTTGGCAGCGGGGGAGTGCTGGTCGGCGCCTCTGCTGTTGCTGCACGAATGGCCGACCGTCTTGGATCACTCGAAACCGTGATCGCCGAGCTTGCCGGCACCGCAAGCCCTACGAAGAGGAACACCACCATGGGCGATAAGTCCACGGTCACGGTTTCAAACACCGCTGACCTTCGCCTCGCGCTGGAGGCCGGCTACACCGCCGACCAGATCGAGATCGAGCAGCCTGCGGCTGCATCCACCGTCGAGCGAATCGACGCCACCGCCGAGCAGATCTCAGCGGCCAAGGCCGAAGCCACCACCGCAGAGCGCTCGCGCCTGACTGCCCTGCTGGGCATGCAGGAAGAAGGCTTTGAGGCCGAACTGCAGCAGGCCGTCGCCGACGGCACGCAGCCCGGCGACTTCGCCTTGGCGATGCTCCGCGCGCAGCGGGACCGCGGCGTCAGCATGCGCGGCATCCGCTCCGACTCCCCGAAACCCGCCGCGCACGGCGGCAACACCGACGGCACCCCTGCCGATTCCCTCATCGCCACCGCCGTCGCACTCGGCCTGGCCAAGGAGTAAGACCTCATGAGCGAGTACCAGACCCGCGCAACCCTCGCCACCGAGGGCACCTACAACCCTGACCACCTGATCGCCGGCGACATGCCCGTCCGTGCCCGCAAGGTCACCATCGGCACGAGCCAGACCATCGTCCGCGGCCACGTCCTGGGCCAGATCACCAGCGGCGGCAACGTCATCGTGTCGCTGTCCGCGGCGAGCGACGGCAGCCAGACCCCGCGCTTCATTGCGGCCGAGTCGATCACCACCACCGGCGCGACCGCCGAGGCGATCGTCTACGAGTCGGGCGACTTCAACGAGAACGCTCTGACGCTGGGCGCCAGCCACACCGTCGCCACCATCCGCGAGGGCCTGCGCGGCCTCGGCATCTTCCTCACCAACGGCGTCGCGCGCTAAGGAGCCCGCACCATGGATATCTACACCACCGCCACCCTGCAGCGCTTGGTCGCAAGCCTGAAGCGCCCGCAGACCGCGCTGCTGTCCGCGTTCTTCCCGGAAATCCAGACTTCGGATGATGAGACGATCTACTTCGACGTCGAGAACAAGAAGCGCCGCATCGCGCCCTTCGTCTCGCCGCTGAAGGAGGGCCGCCTGGTCTCGGACGAGGGATACACCACGAAGCTGTTCCGCCCGGCCTACATCAAGGACAAGCGTGTCCTCGATCCGAACAAGGCCCTGAAGCGTCGCATGGGCGAGACCATCGGCGGCAGTGAAGCGCCGATCAACCGGCACCAGGCGAACCTCGCGACGGCGCTGGCTGACCAGGTGGACATGCTGATGCGCCGCAAGGAGGTCATGGCCTCCGAAGTGCTTCGCACCGGTAAGTGCGTGATCTCCGGCGATGGCTATCCGAGCGTCGAGGTGGACTTCGGCCGCAATGCGAACCACACCGTCACGCTGACGCTGGCCGCACGCTGGGGCGAGTCGGGCGTCAAGCCGCTGGAGAACATCGAGGACTGGACGCTGACGGTCCTGCAGAACTCTGGCGCGACGATCCGCAACGTCATCATGGACACCGCCGCCTGGCGCCTGTTCCGTGCTGACGCTCAGGTCGAGAAGTTCCTCAACACCCGCCCGCTGTCGGCGACCGAAGAGGCCGTTTCGCTGGCTCGCTTCGCCTCGCCGGGTCTGAGCTATCAGGGTGCAATCGGCCAGCTGCGGTTCTGGGTCTACTCGGACTGGTACATCAACGACGCCGGCTCCGAGGTCGCGATCATGCCCGCCAATACGGTCTTGCTGGTCAGCGAAGACCTGGATGGCGTGCAGCACCAGGGCGCGATCCGCGACGAAGAAGCCGGCCTGCAGCCGCTGGAGTTCTTCAGCAAGAGCTGGCCCGTGCCTGACCCCTCGGCCCGCATCCTGCTGCTGCAGTCGGCGCCGCTGGTGGTGCCCTACCGCGTCGATGCCAGCTTCTGCGCGACGGTGCGCTGATGAAAGTCCGCACCCTCACCGCAGTGGCCTACGAGGCAAACGGCGAGATCCTCGCGCCGGGCGTCTACGAGCTTCCCGACAGCGTTGCGCGCGGCCTCACGGCTGCGGGCGTCGCCGAAGCCTTGGAAGAGCCCAAGGCTGAGAAGCCGAAAGGCAAGGACTGACCTACCCCGCAGCACCAGGACTCCGGCCCGCCTCGCGCGGGCCGAGTCCTTTCTGGAGCCAAGATGACAAACCCCCGACTGGCCGCGATGGATGCGCGGATCCACCGCGTTGCTGCGCGCGCCGGCCTGGCCGACACCTGCACGCTGTTGCCGAAGTCCGGCCCGGCCATCCCCGACGTGCGTTGCTTCGTGCGGCGCGGGGTGCAGTTCATCGTTGATGAGGCAACCGTGGCCAGCAACGCGACCACGTTGGACGTGCTGCGCCCTGACGCCCCCGAGGGCATCACCAAGGGCTGGGGCGTCCTGCTCACCGACGGCGAATTCTTGATCGACAGCACTCCGCAGGCTGCCGACGAATCCATGTTCCGCTTCCTCTTGAGGCGCAAATGAGCTGCGATCCGATCTATATCCGCGCCGGCGATTCGCTCGGCTGGCTGCGAATCGATTACGTCGATTCCGATGCGGACGATGCGCCGAACAAGGCGCTGCCCGGTACCCACTCGATCGTCGAGTTCCGCGCAGGCGGAAAGGTGCTGCTCACGCTGACCGAAGGCGCGGGCGTCACTTCGGTGCAGGACGACGGCCAGCTGGTGTTCAACGCCACGGCGACGCAGACCGAAGCCCTGGCGCCGCCGCTCGGCACGCTGGCGCACGAGGTCAATATGGCGTGGCGGAACTACACGCCGGCCAGCGAGGAAACCAACAGCCAGACCCTGGCGGACCTGACCGTGATCGTGCAGGCCAAAGAGGTCGCGCGCCCGTGAGCAGCATCCGAGTCACCGCGATCGAGCGCGTGGTGCGCATCGTCGCCCGCGGCGCCACCGGTGTGGCCACGATCAACGTCGAAGGCCCGCTGACCACCACGGGCGGCAGCACGCCGACGCTGGCAATTCTGCCCGCCACGCAGACCACGCCTGGCAGCCTATCGGCTACGGACAAGGCCAAGCTGGACGCGCTGGCCGATCCGACGCTGAGCAGCGCGCTGCCGGCGCCGCTGGGCACCGCAAGCCCTGGCACGTCGACCCGCGCCGCGCGTGGAGATCATGTGCACGCCCATGGCGCGCAGCCGGGTGGCGGGCTGCACTCGACTGCGACCACAACCGCTGCGGGCTTCATGGCGGCGGCTGACAAAGCAAAGCTCGACGGCATTGCGCCCAATGCTCAGGTGAATGTGCCGACCAACCTCGGCGTGGGCGGCGGTGGCGACGCACGCACGATCACCAGCAGCACGGGCGCATCGGCCGCGCTGCCACTGGCCACGCCATCCACGGCCGGCCTGCTGTCCACCTTCTACGCCACGCTGCTTGCGAACTTCGCGGGCAACGTGCGCGCGCAGGTGCTGGCGATGCTGCAGCAGGGCAGCAACGTCACCCTAACGCCAGGGGGCTCCGGCGCTACTCAGACCCTGACGATTTCCGCTAGCGGCACGGGCGGCGGCGGCTCCGGCACCGTCACCAGCGTGCAGGCATCGGGCGGCAGCACGGGTCTGACCTTCAGCGGCGGCCCTGTCACCACGTTCGGCACGCTGACCCTCGGCGGCACGCTGGCCATCGCCAACGGCGGCACCGGCGCGACCACCGCGGAGGCTGCGCGCGCAGCCCTGGGCGCAGGCACCGGCAACGGCACGGTCACGAGCGTGGGGCTGTCGTTGCCCGCGATCTTCAGCGTCTCGGGCTCGCCCGTCACTGGCTCCGGCACCCTTTCTGCCACGCTCGCTAGCCAGACGCTGGGGCTTGTGTGGGCCAGCCCTGCGGACGGCGACGGCGCGCCCGTGTTCCGGGCTCTGGTGCAGTCCGACATCCCCGTGCTATCGGCCAGCAAACTGGTGCTGTCCGCGAATAGCCTGATCGGCCAGACCGACGGAAGCGCAGCGACAGCGATCGCCCTCGGAACGGGCCTGAGCTTCAGCAGCACCACACTGGTGCTGTCCGCCAACTTGCAGGGCTGGCACGCACTGGCGCCCAGCAGCAAGCAGGACACAATCACGCCGGGGACTGGTCTGTCATTCGCCGGCGCAACGCTGAACCTTTCGGCGAACCTGCAGGGATGGCACGCCATCGCGCCCAGCAGCAAACAGGACACGCTGACACCAGGAAACGGAATCGACATCACCGGTGGCGTCATCAGCGCGACTGGTGGCGCTCCCGCCGCATCTGCCGTCACTTACAGCAACGCCACATCTGGCCTGACTGCCACAGACGTGCAGGCTGCGATTGACGAGCTTGCGGCTGCGCCTGGCGGTGGCCTGACCAACTTCACCGAGAGCGTCAACACCTCGGCGCCGAATGCGGCTGTGCCTGTGTGTGCACTGGTTGCAAGCAATGCAGCAACTAACGTCGATGTTGTCTTCTCCGGGAAAGGGACGTTTGCGCTGCTGGCTCAGATTCCAGACAACACCACGACGGGTGGAAACAAGCGCGGCGTCAGGGCAACAGATTTTCAGAGACAAAGATCACTTGCAACGCATGTCGCAAGCGGCCAAGAATCGTTTATCGGCTCTGGCATAAACAATACATCGTCTGGGCCTCAGTCTTGCGTTGTTTCCGGAAGCACAAACGCCGCAGGCGGAACTCAGGCTGGTGTGCTTGCAGGGGCTAGCAACTCGGCTAGCGGAACCACTGCTGGTGTAGTGGCCGGGACAAATAACAGCGCCTCTGGACAACGCGCCATTGTTGCTGGCGGTTTTGCTTGCGCGGCTTCAGCAGAAAACGCAGGTGTCTTGTGCGGAATATCAAATCTCGCATCTGGCGTTCGCGCAGGCGTACTTTGCGGCGAGTCAAACACTTCATCCGGCGAATCCTCCTGGATTCCGGGCGGTGTAAATGCCTTGACGCGCGGGCTGTTCTCTGCTTATGCGTGGTCTAGCGCAAGAAGGGCATCGCAAGGCGACAACCAGTGTATCGGGTTGCCAGTTCAGCGAGGCACCACAGACGCCACGCCCACGATTCTGACGGCTGACAGGAACGCGCCTAGCACCACAAACGTCATGGTGCTGCCGAACAACTCGTGCTGGACAGGTCAGGTAATAGTGACAGGACGATCTAGCGCAGGCGATGTGGTTTACACGCGGATCGACGTGGTAGCTACTCGCGGGGCAAATGCCGCGTCTACCGCAATAGCCGCGCAAAATCCAGACTACACATTCACCGCAGCTGGGCTTGCTGGCGTCGCAATTTCTGTCATTGCCGACACAACTCGCGGGGCCCCCGTTGCGCAAGTCACTGGCCTCATTGGCGTGACTATCGATTGGTTCGCCCATTTCGTCGCCGGAAATCAAATCGTCCGATGAACATCCCCCTATCCGAGCGCGCCCTGCGCGCCATCGTCTGCCGGCTGCAGAAGATTCGCCGGCCGGGCGGCTTCAATAGCGACGCCGGCCGCAACGTCGTCCGCGAGGGCGAGTCAACCGGCAGCGATGACCTGCCGTGGATCAGCGTGTTTGAAGTCGGCGAGCAGCCGTCTGACGGTGCCGGGAATCAAGGCTCGTGGACGATGGCCCTGTCGGTGGAGATCCAGGCGGCGCTGTCGCCGGACTGCGCTGGCACCGATCGCCAGCTGCTCAAGGCCGACATCAAGCGCGCGGTCTTCGCGCAGTTCGGCGGCGCGCTGTCTGACGACTTGGGCGGCATCGGCTCGCTGACCTACCGCGGCGCCACCAACGTCAACCGACAGGACGGCGGCGACGCTGAGCTGCTGCGCGTGAGCATCACCGTGACCTACGCCGAGGGCAACGGCAACCCCTACGGATCGCAGGACGGCAGCCAAGGAGCGCACCGCCTTGACCGTTTCCTTTGAGTTCTCCCGCGAGTGGGAGCACGCCGGCGAGCGCTACGCCGCCGGCAACCGCATCGATCTGCCGGAACACAAGGCAAGCCGCCTGCGTGACCTCGGCGCCGGCCAGATCGTGGACACGCCAGCGGAGGCGAGCGAGAGCCCGCCGCCGAGCCCGAGATCACGCACGCGGCGCTTGCGCTGCGCTTTCTCCCCGCCACTGAGGATCCCGACATGGCAGCTCCCAACGTCACCCCGTACAACAAGGCCTACAAGTTCGGCCGCGGCCGACTGTTCTTCAACCCGCTGGTCAACGGCATCTACCAGGGCTTCCAGCCCTTCGGCAACTGCCCGGGCTTCGAGATCAGCGTCGAGGGCGAAACCTTCGAGCACACCAGCTCCGAGGGCGGCATCTCCGAAACCGATTTCACCGTGCCGCTGGGCATCACCCGCAGCGCGACCATCAACTGCGACAACCTGAGCAAGTCCAACATCGCGTTGTTCTTGGCCGGTGAGCAGGTGACGGTGACGCAGTCGGCCACGCCAGTGACCAACTACGTGCTCGAGCAAGTCAACGCTGGCCGCTTCTACCAGTTGGGCAAGACCGAAGCCAACCCGAGCGGCGTGCGTGGTGTTTCTGCCGTCAGCGTCAGCATCAAGGAGGGCGATGATGCGCCGACGCGCGCCAACAGCACCGCCTATGTCGTCGGCGACTTCTACAAGCCCGCCTCTGCCAACGGCCGCTTCTATCTGTGCACGGTCAGTGGCACCTCGGCCGGCTCGGCGCCCAGCTTCACCACGGACGGCACCACCTTCACCGACGGCACGGCCACGTTTATCGACATGGGCCTGATTGTTGTGCCCTCGACGACCGACGTGAACTACCGCCTCGATGCTGGATTGGCGCTGCTGTCCGCAACCACCGACGGCACCATTGCCCAGGCCAACACCCGATACGGCGCAGCGGTGCCGGGTGCCCGCGTGTCGCTGCACGTCGACTTCACCCCCGCGGCCAACACGCGCGAACAGGTTCGCACGGGCGGCGAGCAGAGCGTGGTCGGCGAGCTGAAGTTCATCGCCGACAACCCGGGCGACAGCGAGAACGAGGACCTTTTCTGCCCGCAGGTGACGCTGACCCCGAACGGCGCGCTGCCCTTCATCACCGGCGACGACATCGCCGCGGTGGAGTTCAACGTCGGCATCGGCATCAAGGACAGCGTCACCCGCGCCATCTACATCGACGGCCGCCCGGCCGGCCTGTAAGGCCGACTGGCATCACCCCGCGCGCCCGAGGGCTCACGCTGAGTGCGTGGGCTCGATCGGGCAACCGGAGAGGGCGCGCGGGGCTCTTCTCTTGAGGACAGAACAGCAATGGCGAGCATTACGGTGGCAGGCAAGCAGTACCCCCTCGGCGAGCTGACCGGCCGCAAGGCGCTGGCGTTCATGCGCCTGCGCGCGCTGGTCGATTCGGCCGGGGCCGAACCCGAGGCGCTGACCACGCCGGAGGCGCTGGCAGCGGTGGTGGCGCTATGCGAGGCCTTCGGTATCGATGCCGCAATCCTGCCGCTGCATGAGTGCATCAAGGCCACGCGGGAGATCATCGCTGCGGCGGCGGTGCAGTGGGGCGGATACCTCGCCGGCCCGGTTTTGGCGGAAATCCAGCAGACCAATGAGCTGGCGCAGGTGGTGCTGCAGGGCTTGAAGGGTGCGCCGAATGGCACGCCTGCGAAATAAGAAGAACCAGGCGCTAAGGTTCTTCACCAACGGCAAGCGCGCCGACGACGCGTTCGGGCTGTCGGCATTTGTTGGTCAGCTGGTGAAGCGCACCGAGCAATCGACCAAGCGGGCGGTGGCCAGCACTGCGCGCAAGCTTGAGCCGCTGGCCAAGCGCGAGGTTACGGCGAGCTTCAACATCCCTGTGAGCAAGCTGCAGGGCAAGTTCCGCGTTGTGACCACGTCCGACAGCATCCGCCTGTTTGCCAGCGATCGGCGGTTGCCGGCAATCGACTTCGGTGGTCGCTGGGCCGGAGTCAAGACGCCGGGCGCCAGCGCGCAGATCGAGCGCAGCGGCGGTGCTCAGGTGTTCGCCGGCGCTTTCATCAACACCGTGCGCGGTCTGCAGTCGATCCGCGAACGCAAGATCCGGCAGGGCAAGCGCGCGCCGCGCGGCCCGCTGATCATCATCCGGGGCCCATCGCCTCGAATGATGGTGCTCGGCCAGCGCGCCGACCAGCGCCGCAACCCGCTGGGCAGCTACGGCAGCGTGCCGGCCGAGGCCATCCTCGCTGAGCTGCGGACCGTCTACATCACCGAGCTGCAGCGGCAGATCGCCCTGGGGGTGCGTGGTGGCTGAGAATTTCCAGCAGGTCATTGAGGTTGCGCTGCGCTCGGTCACTGACCCGAGCACGCGCGTGCTGCTCGAGGACCTGCGCGACCTGGGCACGCAGGGCGAGCTCACCGATGAGCAGCTTTCCGCGGTCACCGGCGCGGTCGAAGAACTCAACCAGCAGGCGGCCGCCGCCAGCGGGCTGCAGGCCTCGATCTCCGCGCTGCAGCAGTACCGCAGCGAGCAAGAGCGGCTGGCCGATGCGGTCGACAAGGCCGCCCTGCGGCTCAAGCTGGCGGCCGAGCAGGAATCGGCTTCTGCGGCTGCGCTCGAGCAATCGAAGCAGGCGCTGGCCGAGCTGCGCGCCGAGCGCGACCGCTACAACGCCAGCGAAGAGCGCACCACCGAAGGTGCCCGCCAGTTCGCCGCCAGCCTGAAGGAAGCGCAGGCCGCGCAGAAAGCCGCCCAGGCGGAATACGCAGCCGCCGCTGGCACCCTGCGCCAGGCCACCACCGAATATGACCGCGCCGTCACCGCGCAGGACAAGCTCACCGCCAACATCGGCAAGAGCGAGGACGCGATCAAGGCCGCGGGCCTGTCGGTGGAGGACCTGGGCAACGCGCAGGCTGAGCTGCAGAAGCGCCTGGCCCAGACCGGCGCCAGCACGCAGACGCTGGCCACCAACCTGCGCGAGCAGGTCGCCGTCAACCAGCAGGCCGCCGCTGCTGCGCGCCAGAACGCGGCCGCCCAGCAGGCGTTGGCCGATGCCAACGCCACCCTCGGCCGGCGCAGCTTCGCCGAGGTGCGCGTCGAGATTGAGAAGGTCCGGCAAGCCTACGAAACCCTGCGCGCCAGCGGCACACTGACCGGGCGCGAGCTGGCGCAGGCACAGTCACTGACCATCGAGCGCACCCGGCAGCTGCGCGCCGAGTACGGCAGCCTCGGGCAGTCGCTGCAGCAGGTGCAGGGCAGCCTGATTGCCGCCGGCGCGAGCCTGTTCACCGCGACGCGGCTGCTGGGCAATGCCGCGGCTGCGGCCAGTCAGTTCCAGCGCAGTCTGGCTGCGATCAGCACCATCGCGCCGCAGGCAGACCTGGATGCCCTGGGCGCGAGCGTGCGCGAGCTGACCCGCGAGTTCGGCGGGGACGCCAGCCGCAACGCGGCGGCGCTGTACGAGATCATCGCGGCCGGTGTCGAGGACACCACGCAGGCGCTGGAGATCCTGCGCGTTGCCAACCAGCTCGCCATCGGCGGCCTGGCGGATACCGAAGTCGCGGCCAGCGGGCTGGTCGCCACGCTGAACGCCTACGGCCTCGCGGCCGAAGAAGCCACGCGCGTGAGCGACGCCTTCTTCGTCGCCGCCGCGGCCGGTAACACCACCATCGAAGAGCTGTCGCAGAGCATCGGCGGCGTCGCGCCGCTGGCGGCCTCTGTCGGCGTGTCGGTCGAGCAGCTGACCAGCGCGGTCGGCGCGCTCACTGCTGGCGGTCTGGATACCGGGCAGGCCTTCACGCAGATCCAGTCGGCACTGACGGCGGTGGTCAAGCCCACGGCCGAGGCGCAGAAGGCGGCCGAGGCGCTGGGCATCCAGTTCGATGTGGCGGCGCTGCGCTCGCAGGGTCTGCAGCAGTTCCTGCTGGGCGTATCCGAGGCGGCGCAGGGCAACGAGACCACGCTCGCGACGCTGTTCGGCCGCGTCGAGGGCCTGCAGGGCGTGCTGGCGCTGACCGGCAACCAGGCTGATGCCTTCGCCAAAGCACTGTCCGACATGGAGCAGGGCGCCGGCCGCACGGCCGAGGCCTTCGCCAAGCTGCAGGACACGCCAGAGCAGCGGCTGCAGCTGTTCCGCGCCGCCGTCGGCGACCTGCAAATCAGCTTCGGCCAGGCGGTCACCGCGCTCACCCCGCTGCTGGACGGCCTGACCTCCGCGGTCAACCTGTTCAACGAGCTGCCGGCCGGCGTGCGGACTGGCATTGCGGGCATCGCCGCGCTGACGGCCGTAGTCGCCCCGCTGGCCATCGCCATCGTGCAGAGCCGCGCGGCGCTGGTTCTGCTGCTGGGCAGCCTGCGGGCGATCGGGCCGGCGGCCACGACGGCAGCGGCTGGAACCACGCTGCTGGGCCGATCCGTTGCTCTTCTCTCTGGCCCCGTCGGAATTGCGGTTGCCGCATTCGGCGCGCTGGCTGCGGCGATGCTGGCATCCAAGGCGGCAGCCGAAGAGCGCCTTGAGGGTGAGCGCGAGGGCATCGCCTCGCTGCGCGCCTACAACGATGAGCTGCAGTCTCGGATCGAGAAAGAAGGCCTGCTGAAGCGCGCCCAAGAAGAGGGCCGCAACGCCGAGCAGCAGACGGCGATTGAGAACCTGCGCGCAGCAACTGAAGAGCTTGTCGAGGTTGATGAGCGTCTGCGGATTGCGCGAGAGCAGGCGCTTTCGCAGTCCACATTGTTGGGAGGCAGCACGCTCGCCCTTGAGCGTCGGCAGGCCGAACTCAGGGATACGATCCGAGAAGCATCATCCGAGTTCGAGCGCCAGGGCCGCCTGCTGGTGCAAGACGTTGGCGTCTATGGGGCGGTGAGCCAGTTGCTTGGCCCACTCGCCGGCAAGTTTGAAGCCGTGTCGCGCAGCATTGCAAACCTCGCCGGTGAGCAGGAGAAGTCACCCGCCAGCCAGCTTGCTGAGCAGCTGCGCAAGGCGAGCGGTGAAGCTGACGGCTTGGGCAAGGCCATCGGCGAAGTCTTCAAGGGCGCGGACTTCAGCGGTGGCGCCGAGGGCATCGATGCAATTGCTCTTGCCTTGGCCTCAGTGGCTACTGACAGCGAAGAGACCGCCCGCGTGGTGCGTGAGTCGCTGGGCGCAGAGTTGTCCAAGCTGTCGGCCGAAGATCTGACCGCGTTTCAGCAGGCTGCTGAGTCTGCGCTTGGCGGGCTTGGCGGCTTGTCTGTCGAAGCGGCGAATATCATTGACCAGACGGTGCAGGAACAGCTGCGCCGGCTGGGTGTCAATGTCGAAGCCGCCGGCATCAAGATCACGGAGCAGGGCCGGCAGATCATCGCCACCTTCCGGGGCATTGCCACCAGCTCGCAGCTGTCGGCCGATGCCATCGGGGCTGCGTTCCGTGCAGCGCTGAGCAAGGCGCAGACCACGGCCGAAGTCGAAGCGCTTGAGTCCGAGCTGCGTCAAGCCTTCAACGCCGGCAAGATCAGCGCACAGCAGCTGGGCGCGGCCATCTCTGCGGCGGCGGCGCGCACCAGCGAAATCAGCAAGGGCGCGCAGGAAGCGTCCGGCGCACTCGACGGCGTAGGCGAGGCCGGCCGCCGCATGGCGCGCGACCTGATCGCCTCGCTGCAGGCGGCGCGCGCGGGCTTGGAGACGGAGGCCGGCAATCTGGCGCTGGCGATCCAGCGCGGGCTGGCCGCCGGCGAACCTGTGGCCGCGCTGCAGGAACAGCTCGCCGGTCTGCAGGGCGAGATTGCCGCGACCTCGGGCCGGATCGCCGGCCTGCAGCAGGGGCTTGGCGAAGTCGGCGACGCAGGCGAGGATGGCGGCAAGCGCGCTGCGGCCGGCATCAACAGCCTCACGCCGCTGCTCAAGGATGCCGCCCTGCAGGCCAAGGAAACCGCGGCCGCCGTTGACGACATTGGCCAGCAGGGGCAGAACGCCGGCGAGAAGGTCAAGCTCGGCGTGTCGAATGCTCTGCTGGGTCTGATCCAAGTCACGAAGGACGCGCGCGACTCTGTGGCCGAGTACGGCGAAGAGGCCGTCGCGCAGTTCGACCGCCTGCGTGGCGAGCTAGGCCTTGTGGACACCACCGGCCGCAGCACTGCCGACGTGATGCAGCTGATCGCCGACCGCGCCGGCTTCGCGGCCAAGAACGCCGAAGAGCTGGCGCTGCAGATCGGCAACACCGAAGAGCGCGCCAAGCGCGCGCGTGCCGAGATGGAGCGCATCGGGCAGGCCGCGCAGCAGGCCAGTAGCGAGCTATCCAGCCTGCTACGCCAGCAGCAGGACTTGGCCGACCGGCGCGACGGCGACGAAGAGGCAATCCGCCGCCGTGCCTATGAGGAAGAGCTGCGCCGGATCGATGAGCTGGCACAGGCCGGCGGCGCTGCCGAGACGGCCAAGGCCGCGCTGGCCAGGGCGCTGGCCAAGAAGAACTTCGAGGCCGACCTCGCAGAGATCCGCGCCAAGGAGCGCGAGCAGATCGACTCCAATCGCCGCGTGGACGAAGACACCCGGCGGCGGCGCGGCGGTGGCGGGTCTGCTGGCGCGGCGGTTGTGCCTACCAGCACGCCACCCGGTCCGGTCGCTGGTGGCTTCGCTCCGGTCTTCAACATCACTGGCGGCAACCCTGAAGAAACCGCGCGAACTGTGCTGCGCGAGCTTGAGAAGCTGCAGCGCCGCGGCGCCAACGGAAGGACTTCCCTGTAACCATGCGCTACCTGCCCAACCGCGACAACCTGGCCCGCACCGGCACCATCGCCGCGACGAACATCGTGCCCAGTACCGCCATCACGCGCACCGACAGCGCGCCCAAGGCGGGCGGCGGCGCCGTGTCGCTGGCCGGCGCATACACCGGCAGCGCGGATGCCACGATCGACGTCGAGATCCTGGGCGACGGCGGCAGCGCGCGTCGCATCAGCGCCCCGCAGTTCGTGGGCGTGGGCAGCGGGCAGATTGGCGCGCTTGAAGCGGAAGCCGCGGTCGATCCGCAGACCTTCACCGTGACGCTGGAAAACCTCGGCATCGAGACGCGCGCCGCGCAGGCGCCTTTCCAGTCTGCGGTGCTGGTCGCCAAGGACGCGGGCAGCACCGGAAACGCGATCACGGTCACCGTGGACAGCAGCGGCCTGACGGATGAGGCGACCGACTTCGCCCTGCAGGAAGAGCTGCGCGAGGGCCAGAACGAGTACACCGGGGACCAGTGGAACTTCGGCGCCGTCGCCCTGAACCCCGATGGCACCATCCCGCAGAACGCCCCGCGCATCCGCTTCGGGATTGACCCGCAGGTATACCGGCCCTTCAAGCGCTACGTCTCCGGCCGCTGGGTCTACAGCTTCACGCCGGCCCCTGTGCGCAGCGCGCCCGCCGGCACCACGATCAAGGCCGTCTCCGGTAGCCGATCGATCCGCATCACGGATCAGGTGGACGTGGAGACCTTCACCGGCATCGTGACTCTGTTCGACGCGCTTTCCGCGATCCGCGACGGCTCGGACCTCGTGCGCGTGGACGGCGCCATCGTCGCCGACTTCCGCCCTGGCGGGCAGGGCATCACTGACCTGTCCGTCTACACGCAGAGCTATGCCGCGAGCCGAACTGCGGACGGCACGGAGTACGCGCGAGACGCGGAGTTCTCTGTGACCGTCGCCGCGACCGCGCCCACGGAGACGCTGACGATCCGCTGCGCCGACGCCAGCGAGTCCGGCCGCGAGCGCTGGTCTGTGCGCGGGCAGGTGTCGGGCCGGCTGACGGACGCGATCACGAATGTCCTGTACAGCGGCGGCGCCTACGGCTTCACCATCCCGCTGGTGCCGAGCCCGATCATCCCGACCACGAGCTCTATCACCGCGATCCTGGACGCGCAGCGCAGCAACGCCTCCGAGCGCCCGACGCTGTGCGTGGAAGACGCCATCGTCGGCCGGCTGGCCAAGGCGACCACATACGAATTCGAGTGGAGGACGCGGCCCGACCCGTGCCCGTGCGAAACCGAAGCCGAAATCGAGGGCGGCCCCGACCCCGACTTGCTGGGCATCGCACTGCCCGAAGGAGCTACCACCATGAGCGAAGCATCGCGGATTCTCCGCGTGCAGAGGCTCGCCAACTACGTCGCCGAACACATCCGCTCCAACGCCACGCCGTTTGTGAGTGGCGGTCCTGATGCCGCATGGGCGAACGCTGTAGCCTCGCTGCTGAGCCGCACGCTGACGCGCGTGGCTGGCGGCACGCCGCAGTGGCCTGTCTGGGCTGCCGAAGTGGCAGTGTCTGCCGACAGCGTGCGCGAGCCGACGGCCCGCAACGGCTACCGGTACGCCTATAGCGGCGGCACGACTGGCGAGACGGAACCGACGTGGCCGACGGGCGAGGGCGAGACGGTGGCTGACGGCACCGGCACCTGGACCAACGTTGGGCGCACGGTGTGGGCGATGTGGGATGCGGAGTTCGCGCAGTTCCGCGAGGACGCGGAGCAGATCGCAGGCCGGCTCAACTCGGCGGGCGAGACCTCGGCGCAGGCCTGGGCGTCTGACCTGCTGGGCGCCGTCAGCGTTGGCGCACTCTGCGTGCCGACCGTCCGGAACGGCCATTACTACCGGGTCGAGTCCTTCACCGGCACCGCGCCGGCGCAGGGTGGCAGCGAACCGACGTGGCCGACCAACGGCGGCACCGTGGCGGACGGCGATTACCTCTGGCGCGACAAGGGCGCCTATTGGTCTGCTAGCCAGGCCTACGCCGAAGGCGACATCGTGCGGCCATTCAACGGCTTCGCCTACCGCGCCACGACCGGCGGAACCTCGGGCAGCAGCGAACCGGTGTGGCCGCAGGATGTGGGCGTGCCGGTGACCGATGGCTCCGTGGTCTGGCAGGCCCTGTTCCGCAACCGCGGCGCGGATGTCAGTGGCTTCGACGTGGACCTGCAGCGCTATCAGGCCGCCATGAACAAGGTGCTCGCAGCCGCAGGCATCGATCCAAATTTTGATGACGCCGGGTTGGGCGGAAACCGCATCTGGAGAGATCGCGGCGGGGAAGCATGGTTCGAGTGCACGTCACACGACCTGCTGCCCATCCAGCCCGGCTACTACTACCACAGCGCACGGCTCGCTCAGGATGAGACGGGCCGGCGCGTCCCTGTTTCGACGCAAGAGTTCGGCATCGGCGTGGACGTGCCCTGCCAGCAGCTGCAGGACGGCGACAGGCTCTCTATCACGATCGACCTGGCCGGCGTGCCGCGGGCGACGTACCAGCAGGGCGACGAGTTCGTCATCCAGATCAACCGCGCCGAGCCGGTGGCGCTGTCCGGCGGCCAAGACGGAAACGACACCCTGACCTGGAGCGTCATCGGCAGCGTGGACGGTCGGCTTGACGACTACGCGCTGAGCACGGTGACGCCGAACGCCTACAGCGACGCGGGCCTGGAGTTCGCCATCACGCTGGGCGCCGTGCCCTTTGCGCTCGGCGACCGCTACACCTTCACCGTCGAGGGCTCGCGCGCGCAGTGGCGCATCAACGGCGGCAGCTGGTCCGCACCGATCGAGGCTGCGGGCACGGTCGCGCTGACGGCGGGCCTGTCGGCAGTCTTCACCCCTGGCGTGGCCCCGAGCTGGGTCGCGCTCGATCGCTGGTCATTCCTGGCCGAGGCGATCAACGGCCCGGCGCGCGCGCTGCAGCCGACGGACGACGCGCTGAGCTGGACCGGCAGCACGGCGATCGCGATCACGCCCGCGGCCGGCCCGGTCGAGGGCCTGCTCATCGCAGACCACACAATCCCGGCCGATGCGACGATCGAGCTGCAGGGCAGTGATGACGCATTCGCCACGGTGCTGAGCACGCAGACGATCGACTGGCGGGTCCGGCACATCTGGATTCCGATCGAATCGCCGCGCCTCGCGTACCGCCTACTCGTCAACCGCGGCGGCTCGATCCGCTGGCTGTGGCTTGGCGATGCGCTGCAGCCGTCGATTCCGACCGGCCGGCCCGAGCTTGGCGCGCTGGTCCGGCGCTACCAGCTGCCCGGCATCGGTCGCCGTCTGGCCAGCGGCGGCACGGTTCGCCACGAGGCGCTGACGCAGGCCGCGGTGGATGACCTCATGGACGCCCTGGGCTGGGCCTGCGAAAACGACCGGCGCTTGATCGGCATCCTGATCAGCGACAGCGAGGCCGCCATCGTGCGGGTGCCGGATGACCCGATCGAGGTCGAGGATCTATTCACGCACCAGCCGGCCGACATCAACGCGCGCCGCCTGACCATCTCCGTCGATCTTGAGGCGGTGGCATGACGCCCGTCTGGCTTGTGATCGAGGGCAACCCCGTGCGCCAGTTCTACGCCGACGCAGCGGCCTTGCAGCACATGGATGCGCAGGCGTCCAGGCACGCGATCCTGCAGCGAGTCGGCGCCCTGCGCGCGGACGTGGACGGCGAAGACCCGAACATCACGCTCGAACTGATGAACACCAACGGCGAGGCCTCGGCCCTGCTGGCGCGGCGCCCGCCTGTGGGTGCGCGCGCTCGGCTGATGACGCCTGCCGGGCAGGTGTTCAGCGGCATCGTCGCCGAGATCCGGCTCGGCCGCGGCTCGGCCACGGTCACGGTGGAATCATGACCCCGCTCTCCGCGCCCCTACCGCTGCGCACTACGGCCGTCTGGCCGGGCTTCCGCGAGCCCGTGCCGATCCCGCACCGTTACGGCGTGACCGGCGGCCGGCTGCTGCAGTACAGCCAAGACCGGCGCACGTTCGTGTGGGCCGACCATCCTGTCGCCGGCGTGGATGCCGTGCTTGTCGGTGGCCAGGCCGTGGGCAACTGGGAGCACCGCAACGGCACGGACGACACCGGGCGCGCGGTCGCGTTCGTGGAGTTCACGCAGCCCGTAGAAGAGGGCGCCGACCTCGTGGCGCGCGGCCGCGGCAAGCTGGGGGCCAGCGGGCTGATGACCAATCCGGCGGACGTGCTGGCCGACATCCTGACCAGCATCGCCGGCCGCCCTGCGATCGACCTGTCGGAGTTCCGGGGCGCGTGCGCCGCTGCAGGTCTTGAGGTCGGCGGCAGCATCGAGCGCGCCGACATCCTGCGCGCCGTCGTCCGCAGCCTGTGCGCCAGCATCGGCGCTGTGTTCTCCGAGGGTAGGGCCTTCCTCTGGCCTGGCGACGCCCCGACCGCAGGCTGGCGCATCGGCGCCGAGGTCGAGATCGACGCGGCCCTGCAGCTGGACACCCTAGCCAATGACCTGACGCTCCGGTTCGCCATCGAAGACGGCCAGCCGCGCGCGTCTGTTCGGATCGAAGCCCCCGACAGCGTGGCCGCCTACGGCCGGCGCGAGCGCGTCGAGGATGCGCCTTGGCTCGCCTCGCCCCGCGTCGCCATCGCCGTCGCCTCGCGCGCCCTGCGCCAGCGCGCCCGGCCTGCATGGTCGGTCGGCACCGGCGCGGTCGAGCGCGTGCTGCGCATCGGCGATGTCGTGGCGCTGGATCACCCCACGTTCCCGGTGCAGGCCTCGGCCGTGGTGCTGGGCCGCGAGCTTGACCCGCAGGACGGCAGCACCCGCGTTCGATTCGAAGTGCCGGTCGGCGACGTGCCCGCGGTGCGCCTAGTCAGTCAGTCGGCTGCGCTGGACGTGCAGCAGTACGAGGCCATCACCATCGAGACGATCGGCAGCGAGCGCGTGCTGACGCTGCGCGAGGCTGACGGCCGCCCGATCGTCGGCGCGTCCTGTCGCCTGAACGACAACATCACCCGCCAGACCGACGGCGCCGGCCGCGTCAGCTTCCCGGCCAGCGCCATGCCGCCGGGTGTGCATGTCATCCAAGTGCGCACCGCGGACGGCCGCGAGTTCGCCACGGAAGTGACGGTATGACCCGGCGATTCCGCCTGCTGCCTATCACCACGCAGTCCGGCTTTACTCAGACCATCGTGCTGCCGCCCGCCGTGCGCCCGCCGCGCGAGCGCGAGACGCCGACCCCTGGCGATTGCACCGGCGTGGCAGACCCGCCGGCAGCGGCGTCCGTGCGCGGCGTGATCACCGGCGAAGAGATCTGCTGGACCCTGCTCACGGCGGTACCAGAGGGCTACACCGCGGAGCCCAGCTACTGCGACCAGAGCGAGAGCCCGGGAACGTGGCAGCTCACCCGCGCGTGCGACGGCGAGGTGTTCGATGTTCTGGTGACGTCAGTGGAGATCGTCGAGTGATCCGGTTCGCGCGTCCGAAGTCGCGACCGGCACCGAAGCGCGCGCCGCCGCCTGACCCTAAGCCGCCCTGCGAGCGCTGCCGGAAGATCCGCGAGGCGGCCAAGCGGTTGATTGGGCTGCGCTGATCCAGCATCATTGCGCCGTGGAGCGCTAAAGCTGGAGTCTCCGAGCAATCGGGGTTGCGCCCATGCCGCCGGCCCTGGACGGTCGGTCCCCGCCATAGGCAGGGATGCGCCCATCCTCGGGGGTGGGCAAGGGCTCCAGCCCTACTCAAAGCCCTGCCAGCGATGGCGGGGCTTTTTCATTCTGGCAGCAGGTGCTGCGCCCAGTCCCGCATGAGTGCCCGGCGCTTGTCGAGCAGATCCCCGCGCCGGTAGGCCGCCTCCGTCTTGTCGCGGATCGAGTGCGCGAGCGCCATTTCGATCACCTCGCTGGCGTGGCTGGTCTGCTCCGCGGCCCAATCGCGGAACGCCGAGCGGAAGCCGTGGACCGTGTACGGACGGCCCAGCCCGCGCGGCGGCTCGCGCTGCAGCAGAAAGAGCATTGTGTTCTCCGACAGCGCCCACGGCGGGGCCTCGCGCGGCCGGCGCTCCAGCAGCGCCAGAGCCTGCGGCACCAGCGGCACGCGGTGCGCCCGGCCTGCCTTCATCCGATCGGCCGGGATCGTCCACAGGTCGCCGGCAACCTCACCCCACTGCATGCCCGTTGTCTCGCCCGTGCGTGCCGCGGTGAGGATCGTCCACGCCATCGCCAGCCGGCCGACGCCTTCTCCTGCCAGCAGCTCGCGCATGAAGCCCGGCAGCTCCGCGTAGGGCATGGCCGCGAAGTGCCGCACGCGCCGCACCTGCGCCGGCTTCGGCAGCAGGGCGGACAGGTGCCCGCGCCAGCGCGCCGGGTTCTCGCCGGTGACGTTGCCGCGCACGCGCTCCGCGTCCCATATCCGCTCGATCCGGCCGCGGATCCGCGTTGCCGTCTCCGTGCGGTCCTGCCACAGCGCTGACAGGCAGCGCAGCACGACGTCAGTGGTGACGGCCGCCAGCGGCAAAGCTGGATCCGGCCCGTGGTCGGCGAGGCTCTGCCGCCACTGCTGGGCCTGGGCGTCATTCCGCCATGCGCCGGACTGGCTGGCGATGTAGTCGGCGCAGGCGTCGCCCCACGTCCGCGGCGCGCTGTGCGACTCGCGAGACTCGATCGGGTCTATCCCCTGCGCCAGCAGCGCGCGCGCCTCGGCGGCCCGGCGGCGGGCGTCTGCAAGGTTCACGTCAGCGGCGCGGCCGAGACCCATGTCGCGCAGGCGGCCGGCTCGGCGATACCGGAAGATCCATGTGCGCCGGCTGTCGTCGACGCGCAGGTACAGGCCGCCGCCGTCGGCGTGCATCCCCGGCCCGAGCGTCTGCGCAGCGCGCGCGGACAGGCGATTGATCGGTCGGCCCATACTCCGGCCCATACTCCGGTGGTGGATCGCGGAGCATGCCGATAGACGCCGATGGACGCCAGCCCTTGCAGGGCGCGGCGCGGTGGACTATGGCGGACGTCGGCGGACGTCGAAAACGGCCACTCCCTCCGCCATCACTTCGCCGTCAGGCCGCGCGGCTACTGGGTTCGGCGGAGACTCCGGATTCCCGGCCCATACCGGGGCCCATACTCTCGCGGTCGATCAAGTCCGCGATCAAGTCAGAGCGCCACAGGCTCGCCCGGCCGCGCTTGACCGGAGCCGGGGCGCGACCCTCGGCGATGGCCTTGTACCAGCCGGAGCGGCTGTAGCCGGTGCGGGCCAGCACCTGGGGCAGGCGGAGTAGGGCGACGGGCTCGGCGGGCTGCGCAGGCGCTCGCATGAAGCCGGCGGGGCCGATGTCGATCATTTGTCGGTCTCCTTTCCTGGCTGTCTGATTACATCGAACTCGCCGGACTCCGACTCCCAGATTTCGCCCGTGTCTATCCACCTGCCGCGGATCTGCCACCATCGGCGAGGCTGCCAGCGAACGCCTCGGAAGTAGAACCGAAGATTCCCGAGGATCGCGTCGGCCATCGCTTGCCCGTGGCAGTAGTCGTCTGGGTGCGACGGGCGGAATATCGCGCCGTCTGTCTTGCGTCGGCAGAGAACCATCACCCATCCAAGCCCGTACGGGCTCCCCTGTGCTCGATCTCGACCGGCCCGACGTACAGCCGGGCATATCCTGGCTTCCCCGCCGGCCGAACGAACGCGAACCGCCATCGCCAGCGGATCGCCAACAGCCAGTTGCCGGCCGCGATCATCCAACCGTCGCCGCGCCACGGGTCTGCAAACCTGCCATGCCTGATCACTGGTTCCCCTCAATCGCCACTCGTGCGGCGTCCAGATCAGCCCCGGTGTCCGGATCGCGGCCAGCCCAACGGCACAGGTGGTGGCCCACGTTACTGCCGACGCCGCACAGGTTCATGACCGCCGGCCAGAGCGGCCGCCCCTTGCGCACCCTGATCCCTCGGATCGCCCGCCGCAGCAGCTCGGCGGCCGTGTAGCTCCGGCCTGGCTCCCACTCGATGACGTTCTCGGCGCGGAGGCGGTCGAGTTCGTCCGAAATCGACTTGACCGCTTCGGCGCCGGGGCCGAGTGCGATGCTCTCGGCTAGCACTGCGTTCTCCCGCTCCAACTCCGCGACCCGCTCCCGCAGCGGCCCCGCCACCTGCTCGACGCAGGCGTTCCAGCACTGGAGGCCGTAGGCTTCGGCGTGCGTGCGCACTTCTTCCTCTGTGTATTGACAGCCCTCTCTGACGAAAATTTCGTAGCCGGCTCCGGCTGACCCGTAGTTGACAAGCGGCGCGGTGGGATCGGGGACTTCCGGAAACTCCGGCAACACCGGCCCCGCGTTGGTGGTGTCAGTCATGGCTTAATGCTCTTCGATACGGTTGCAGTAATGATCCAGTCATGACCGGGCCTCGCGATTTCCGCAAGCTCAAGATGATGGATAGCTTCTGACAGATCGGAACAGTCTGGGCCGAAAGTTCTGCTGTCCATGCCGCCTTCAAGCGCCTCAAAATATCCAACTTGAAACGTTACATCGTAGGTTGCAGTTTTGCTGATCTTCATTCTGGCGCGCTCCCGTAGACCTTATCGGCTGTTGGCCTCATAGTCGCTTTGCGACTTTCCGTCACTCGGCACGTCTCGTGCCTTGGCGATGATCGTGTCTCGCTTGTTCAGACAGTTCTGCCAGTCATCATGAGAGCAGCCGCTGTCGCCTAGACGCTTCCACTCCTCAAAGGCCTCCAACAGCTCCAGCGCCCCGCAGACGGTGAGGATTCGAGTAGCTTTTGTAATGTAAAATTCCAACGGGGCGGAATCTCCATCATCCATTTCGAGATAAGCTCGCGCCGCCTTCATCACCATCGGGTGAATGCCGTCGTCGTTTGTCGTGGTCATGCGTGTCTCCTGTTGATTGGTGAGGGGCCGGGTGCGAGTCCGGCATGGCACGGTGGCCGATTCGTCCGCGCGCCTCATACACGACATTCAGCCGCTGCGGGTCGCCCCCGCGTGCAACACCCTCAGAGCTGGCGGCTGAGCTGGTTTCTCACCTGCTGCCGCTGACCAGCGCGAAACTGTCGCGCCGTCCGGACGGTTTCTGCAGCCGCCAGCTCTCAAGGTGCTGCCACCTGCCGCGCCGGGCTAGGGCGCGGCGGCGGGGTCATTCCGTGCCGCAGAGCCAACCAGGCTCAGTCCCGTGTTCTGCAAGCATCTTGCGAAAAGTTGTCATGCCACCTGTGGGGCTCTCGTCCTCGTCAAACTCATGGAATTCCTTGTCGAGTTCTTCGTCTGTCAGCTCGTCTGGAAGCTCTTCAAGCTCGTCCCCGATCTGCTCCAAATACAGACGCGCCGCCTGCTCTGCGTTCTCTGCTGCGTACCAGTCGTACTCGCCGCACCTGAATACCTTCAACATACCGCCCTCCATCGTGAGTAGGCGCCCCGGCCTGGGGCGTGTGTGTCGCTGTCTTGGGTCTGGGCACTTGGGCCGGGATTGATACCGGCTTGGCGACTTCGGAGACTCTTAGCTATGCCACCCGGGATGGCCCCAATCTTCCGTCCGCCTTCATATGGGGCAGTTCTGCGTGTCCATCCACGCCGCCAAGTGCCCAGACCGAAAACAGCGCCCGCCTTTCACGGCGGCGGGCTGCCGGCGGCTCCAATTTCCAGGTCGCGCCGCCCGCACCATCAATCTTTCTGGGTGCCGCGACTCCCGCGGCGCTCCGGCGGTCAGTCCGCCCGATCCTTGCGCTCCGCCTCTTCGGCCTTGCGCATGTAGTAGTCGTGCCGCTCCTGCCTCTCGCGCGGCCCGCGGAACGGATCGCGCAGGGCGTGCTCTGCTGCGATCCGGTGGGCCTGGGCCATATGCGAGTCAGGCATAGGGAGACTGCTTTGGTTCATGCTGCTTTCCTCCTGCCCTTGACGGCCGGGCTGTTTGGCCCTGTTCTGCTCTTGCAGTAGGCGATGAATCCAGGCGCATTCAGGTTCTCTTTTTGCGTCCCCCATTGCAGGTTTGTAGGCAGGTTGTTCCTGGAGTTTTCGTCCAAGTGCATGCACACATTCATGCCCTCCGGCGGCGGCCCGTTGAATGCCTCGCACACGAGGCGAGCGACCTTGTAGGTCTTCCCATTCACAGTGACGATGTATCGCGATCCATCCCACTGCCCAAACCTTGGGTTGCCTTCGTAGTGCTTGATCCCTCCGTTCGGCATAGTTCCAATTTTCGGCGGAACCATCACTCGCCCATGGGATGAAACAAAGATCCAAGGCGATGAAGGAACCGCTCTCCACTGCTCTCTAGATTCCATGCGATCTCCTAGAAAGGGATGTCCGAGTCGTCGAATTCGGATGCGGGCGGCTGCTGCGCCGGCGCCCTCTGCTGCGCCTGGCGGGCGGGGCGTTCGCTGCGGTCCTGCTGCTGGCCTCCTCCCAGCAGGGTGACATTGCCACTCATCCCAACGTCGAGCTTCATGTAGACGGCGCCGTCCTTGCCGGACTTGGCACCGGCCTCGCCCGAAACGCTAATCACCGTTCCCTTCGTGACGTACTGCGCCAGCGCCTCGCCACGCTTACCCCACACTGCGACGTCGACCCAAAGCGTCTGCTTCTCGCCGTTGCGCCGTTGATCCAAGGCCACGGGGAAGTTCAGGACTGCGGTGTCTCCGCTGGTGCGGCGCAGTTCCGCGTCACGGCCGACGCGGCCGGCGATGTTCCAATTGTTCATGCCGCTTCCCTCTGTGTGTATTTGTTGACGATGGCCGAAAGCTCGGCGATGAAATCATTGACCGCGACGGACAGGCCGGCGATGTATTCCTCGTCCCGGTGCACACGCTTGATGAAGATCGGCAGGCCCGGCCAGTAGCTCACGAAGTCGCACCACTGCCGGCCGCTGATCCAGAGCTGCCCCTGCACCTGGGCGACGTGCTCCGGCGGGAGGCGGTCGGCCTCCAGGCACTCGATCTGCAGGTACGGGAGCTTCGTCTTGATCTCGAGCAGGCCATACGTGCCGATCAAAGAGTCAGGGCTCGCGCCGGCTCCGCCGCGCCGCATGAATCCGATCTGCTGGGGTTCGGCCCCGGTGATCAGCGCATAGGCGTCGCGCGCCTCGGGCTCCAGCAGCTTGCCGCGCTCTGTGTGACGGTTTCCCTCCCACTTGTCGGCGACTTCGCCGGTGATGGCTTCGCCGGCCAGCGTCAGCAGGTACTTGCGGCGCGTCACCGACTCGCCGCCGCCGCGCCCCTTGGCCATGACCGTCGCGAACTCGCTGGCGGTCACGATGTTGCGGCGCGCCTCGAACCATTCAGGCGTGCCCTGCTCGCAGTGGAAGACCTCAAGCGGCGGAAGCATTGACGCCTCCGGGCTTCTTCGCCGATAGAACTTCTTTGCACCTGGCAAACCAGCTTTGCGGGATATCTGAAATGCGCTCGACCTTAGCCCACTCCAAGAACTTCGCGCGGTCGCGTCCGTTCGCTTCGATCAGGTCTTGCAGAACGGCTTTCTGCTGCTCAGTCAGTGTCGCTTCCTGCTGGCCTGAGCCGCGCCCGTCATCTTCCTGCATGTCGCTGGCGGCCAGGCCGAGTGCAGCCATCAGCGTGTAGCGCTGCAGGTAGGTCACGGCGCTGGCGACCTGCTGGATCTGGTTTTTCTTGCCGCTGTCGTCGGGGCGCGACTGCAAGACAGTGCGCTCGCTGTGCCCGAGTTCGTGGGTGACGATGCAGGCGACGGTGATCAGCCCTTCGCTCTGCGTCACGTCCCAGCGGTGCGACAAGCCGTGCTGCCCCATGCCGGCGACCGCAGCGTCGACCACATCGGCGAGCGTGGCGTGGCTGAATCGTGCAGCGCCCGGGATGTTGACCTGCTTGGTCTTCAGCACGCGCACCGGCTCCGACTTGAAGGCCGCCATCGCGGCGACGTAGGCCTTGCGCGCCTCGTTCGTCTCCCAGCGCTCTTGCAGCTGCATAAGCTTTTCGAGCTTGTCCATGTCGGCGCCCTGGCTGACTGCGATCTGCAGCAGATGGGCCGGTGTGGCCGCCGCCGTGGGCAGGTTAGCGGGCTGTTCCCGCATGGCTTCAAGTGCGCTCACTGCTGCCACCCCCGCGCGATCGTCGGATACTGGAAGGCCACGCCAGCGGCGGCCAACTCGCGCGGCGTCGCAGCGCCACCGCCAGGAAATCGGATCAGCATCTCGTCTCCCTCTCGCGTGTAGATCAGCGGCTTGCCGTCGACGGTTGCGTACTCGTCGCGGTGCCAGGGTTCGGTTCGCGTCACGATCAACCCTCCTTAGCCAAAGCTGCAGCCAGCTTGCGGGTGGTGATGTGGTCGCCCTCGCCAAGCTCGGCCAGCAGGCCGACGGCTTCCTCTGCAGCTTCGCGAAGCGTGGCGCCGGCGATCTCGGCAGCCTCGCGCGCAGCCTCTGCGGCTGCAGCTGCCTCGCGTGCGGCCTGGGCCTGCGCCTCTGCCGCCTCGCGGGCGACGCGCTCGGCTTCGCGCTGGCGCTCCAGCTCTGCCCGGCGCGCGTCCTCTTCGGCCTTGCGCTGGGCTTCCTGCGCGGCCCGCTGTGCGGCTTCCGCTTCCGCCTGGGCCTTGGCTGCGGCCTCCTGCTGCGCGCGCAACTGGGCCTGCTCCGCTTCAACCTTGGCGCGGTGCTCGGCTTCGATGCGAGCCTGTTCCGCTGCAGCCGCCTGCCGCTGAGCTTCCAGCTCGGCGCGCTGGCGCTCCAGTTCCGCACGCTCGGCGGCCAGCCGCTCGGCTTCGATCCGGTCGGCTTCGGCCTTGGCGGCAGCTTCGGCGGCGCGCTGGGCTTCGGCGGCTTCGCGCTGCTCGGCGTAGGCGATCAGCTTTTCGGTGGTGTCGATCGCTTCGGCCTGCGCGGCAATGGCGACCGGCACGAACTCGGCGAAGTCCTCGCCGATCACGATGGCTTGCAGTTCTGCGAGCGAGCGGCGCAATGCTTCGGACGAAGCATCAGCGACGCACGCCGGAGCCTTGTGAATCTCGGCGATGCGCTTCTGGATCGCCTCCACGCGCTCCTGCTCGGCCCGGATCTTCGCCTGCCGCTCTGCCTCGCGCGCCGCGTCCCATGCGTCCTGAAGAGCCTGCAGGCGGGATTCCTCGGGCTCGATCACGGCCACCAGCTCCTTCTCGGCGGCGATCACGGCCTTGCTGTACGCGGTCGCGTCCTCGCGGGCATCCTTGCCGCGGCGCTGGATCTCGACGCGGGTGTTCTTCAGCTCGATTCGCGCGCGTTGCGCTTCTTGGTAGCCGGCCGGGCCGGTAATGTCCGTGATGCGCTCGGACTTCGCGGCCAGCCCGGCGAGCTTGGCCTTCGTTTCGTCATACGCGAGCACGGTCTTCGCGCGCTCGATCGGTGCAAGTTCGGTAGTCATGTGCTCTCCGTCAGTTCTCCTTGCAGCTGGCGCAGCGCCAGCCTTTGTTGACCTTCTGACCTGCGTATCGGTAGCTCTGGCAGCCCTCGCAGTGGGCATAGCCCGTCCTGCGCACTGGCATGTCGAGGTTGACGCCGGGGTTCCTCATTCGTGCCTTCTCGCGGCTCAAGGCGAACGGGGTATGCGCCCAAGACTCGGCTCGCCCTTTCACCTGATCAGCTCCCGCGGATCCACCTGCTGCGACTTCGGCAGGCCGTGCACCGCGCTCGGCTGGAACGGCCACGCGCCAGGATCGATGCGCTGCTCTACGGTGGTCTGTCCATAGAGGGCCATCCAGCGGTGAAGGCGCTGCCGGCGAGACAACGGCGGAAGCGGGCGACAGCCTCGCGCCGTGCGCTCGACAAACCCGATGCGCTCAGGGCGCGCCGTCCGATACAGCGTCGCGACCAGCACGGCGACGATCGGGATCAGAATCAGGGCGGTCATGCAGCCGCACCCCCGAACAGATCCTCCTGCGAGGTCGCCATCTGCAGGTTCCGCGCGGCCTGCTCGAAGTAGCTGGTTTTCAGCTCGGCGCCGACGAAGCGCCGGCCCATCTGCAGGCTGACGTAGCCCTCCGACCCGATGCCCATGAAGGGCGACAGCACAACGCCTCCGGGCTTCGTCCAGAGACGGACGCCGCGCCGGATCACTTCGAGCTGCAGCGGGCAGATGTGCCGCTCGTCGTCGTGCTCGCGCGCGCTCCGGAATTGCAGGGTGTCGTTCGGATTGATGTCCATCCAGACCGGGCTGGCGAGGCGCTGCCACTCGTCAACTGGCAGGTCGGCGTGAGCGACGCGATCCTCGACTTCTCCCGGCGTCCGCATCGTGACCAGGTAGTCGGCGATGCCCTGCCGGCTCATGGTGGCGTTGGTGCGAATGGTCTTGTGCAGCAGGCCGAGCGCCTTGGTGCGCTGCATGGCGGTCACGGGGTCTTTCCAGATGCAGACCTCGCTCGCGTAGATGAAGCCGTGGCGCTGAAACGCGCGGATCAGGTCGCCGCGAAAATCCTTGAGCCCGATGTACCCGTCGCGCTCCTTGCTGGTCGGGAGCTGCATGCAGTGAAAGCTGACGTTGTGGCCGGGCTTGATGACGCGCGCCAGCTCGCGCACCAGATGATCGAAATGCGCGAAGAACTCGGCATCATCGCGGCAATTCCCCATGTCGCGCGGGCTATTGCTGTAGGTGTAGAGACTCGCGAACGGCGGGCTGAAGATGCTGTAGTCGACGCTCCGGTCGGGCAGCCCGGAGACCACTTCGACGCAATCGCCATGGAACGCCGTCCAGTTCTCGCCAGACGCTTGGTTGATGACTTCGATCACGCTGCTTCCTCGGTTTTGATCCACGCCGGCAGCGCTGCTTTGCGCTTGGGCAGGTAGGTGTTGGTCATGCGGGTGCTGCCGGTGACGGCTTCCATCACGGCGCCGCGGGTTTCGGCAGAGAGCGCTTCGGCCATGGCCAGCGCATCGGTTTCCTTGCGCTGCAGGTTCGCCACGACTGCGCCCTCAAGGTCGCTGGCGAAGATGTGGACCTCGACCTCGCGCCGCTGTCCGAAGCGCCAGCAGCGGCGGACGGCCTGGTAGTAGGACTCCCAGCTATCGGTCACGCCCACGAAAGCCATGCGGGCGCAGTGCTGCCAGTTCAGGCCGAAGCCGGCGATGCTGGGCTTCGTGATCAGCACGCGGATGCGGCCGTGCGCGAAGTCCATCAGTCGCTGCTCTTTCAGGTCGGCGTCATCGCTTCCGCGGATCTCGACAGCGCCCGGGATGGCAGCCTTGAGCGCGTCGCCCTCGGCGTTCAGGTCGCACCAGACGATCCACGGCTGCTGGTCTGCGTTGACCATCGCCGCGCATGCCTCGACCCGCTTAGCCAAGCTGCGCTTGCGGGCGTCTCGGCGCTCGCTCAGCGTGTTGGCCTCAAGGGCAAAGAGCATCCCCGTCTCGCTTGAGTCGTGGCTGTCATCTTTGACCGTGTGCTGGCTGACCCTGAGCGCGGGCAGCTCATACCGGCCGCCGTCGAACCCAAGATCAGACGGCTTTCGGACCAGCGCGGCCCAGCTCGCCACCCAACGCCAGAACTGCTCTCGGGCGTGGCCCTTGATGCGCCATGTCTGCGTCTCGCCGCCGTCGTGGACGAAATACTCGGAAAGCATCTCGACTTGAGTGCAGACGCCGAGGAACTGCGCATGCGTGCCGAGTTCCGTCCAGTCGTTCGGGGCCGGCGTGGCCGTCGCGCACAGCTTGAACGGGGTCTGCGCGAACGCTTCCAGCAGGATCTGCAGCGTCTTGCTGGTGTGGTGCTTGATGACGCTCGACTCATCGAGAACCACCGCACCGAAGCGCGAGGTATCGAAGCGATGCAGGCGGTCATAGTTCGTGATCGTGATGCCCGGCTCGACTTCCGCGCCGTCCTTGCACTGCTTCACGGTGACGCCGATCGCCTGGCCTTCCTCCACGGTCTGAGCTGCGACAGCCAGCGGCGCGAGGATCAGAACGTCATGGCCGGTTGCGGCGTGGACTGCATGAGCCCATGAAAGCTGCATGCGGCTCTTGCCGAGGCCGGTGTCGGCGAAGATGGCGGCACGACCGCGGCCAAGCGCCCAGCGCACAAGGCACTCTTGGAAGTCAAACAGGCCGGCAGGCAGCGCAACGCTGAGCGCATCGGCAAGGCCAGTCGGCGGGACTCGCGTCAGCTTGCGCGAGACGAAATCGGCATAGCTCATTCGCTGTCACCCCCGCCGCCGGCGATAGCAGCGCCAGCCAGTCACGGCCACGAAGGGCGCGAAGCACAGCAGGATCAGGGCGAGGACGGATTCGGCGCTCATGCGGCACCGCCCTGCGCCGTGTAGGCGCGCAGGCCGCGGTTTCCGGCCTGGATCGCGAAGCCGGCGCTTTTGCCCTGCATCAGAGCGCGCACAGTCATGCGACGACGCGCGGCAGTTTCTTCGTGGCTGAGTTGATAGTCGGCGCAGCGCTGCATCACGACGGCGCGCGCAGCAACGGCGCCAGCGAAGTTGTGGATCTGAATCACAGCCATGACAAAGCCTCCGCGATCAGGTGACAGGCGTAGCCCAAGGCCACGGACCAGATGAACAGGCCGCCCAGCGCGCCGAACAGCAGGCCGCGAGTGGCTTTGATGTGGGTTTCGTCGGGGCGGTTCATGCAGCAGCCTCCTGCGCGCTCTGCCCGCCGAAGCTGACCTTCAGCGCCATCAGCGTCTTGGCCAGCGGGTCCGCCTGCTGGTAGCTGCGCAGGGACCGGACGCGGGCGAGCTCGCGGCGGCGCGCTGTATCGGCGACGGCTTCCTGCAGTTCCTCGCGCAGCCGCAGCCAGCGCAGGTTCCGATCGCACTCGACCTCGTTCCCGCACTTGATGCGCTCGCGCAGCAGGTCGGCGCCGATGCGGCACAGCGCGATATTGATCTGCCGCGCTTCGTCCATTGTCCGGTGCGAAAAGGCCGGGCTGTTGGAGTCCGGCAGGCTGCGCAGTTCGAGGCGCAGGCGATGCCGGCTGTAGCGCAGGGCGTGGGTCCAACTGCGGCGCTTCATGCCAGCACCTCGGCGCGGTCGCGAAGTGCTGCGAAGTCATCAGCAGTGCGCTCGGCGTCACGCGCCCACTGGTCACACTGCGCGGCCTGACGCAGCCAGCGGGCGTGCCCCTCGCGGTCGCCGAAGCGCAGGGCTGCGTCGGCTTTCTGCCGATCGCTGCGGGCTTCCTGGCGCCACTTGCGGGCCTGGGCTTCAGCGTCAGCGGCGTGGCGCGCGGTGAAAGCTGCCATGTTCATGCGGTCCTCCCGTCCCGGCTTCGGTGCCGGCGTGGGAGAATCCTACGGCGCGTAGGATTGGCTGTCAATACGTTTCGTAGGACTTCGGCCGAAATTTTTTTCGGGCCTACCTCTCAACCACGATCGCCGTCGCTTTGCCGGTCACGCGGTTGAAGGTGCAGCGGTAGGAGGCCTTGCGCCAGACGCCAAAGCCGTTCTGCATCTCCAAGTCGTCGCCAAGGAAGACGGTGTTGTCGCCATCCGCGCGCGCGTGCGTGGCGGACATTGCGCCCCAGGTGGTGAACCTGGCCGCGTACCTCGCTTGGCTCTTGATTGCGTCGGTGCAGGCCGGGCGCGCCACGGACATCGTGGACTCGTGGTTGCTGGCGGACGCTCTAGGCTTGGACACCTTGCCGAGAGCGATCAGCCCGACGGTCAGCACGCCGGAGATGACTATCAGCGCCAAGCAGCCGTTGCCGGCGGGGGCTTGCTCAGTCTTTCCCATGCTTTGGCGCCATGGTCTTCATCATCAAGAGCACCGCTTCCTGCTGCGCCGGCTCCAGAGCACGGAACTGCTGCAGCGCTACCTCTTCCATGCCGGTGTGCGCCTTGGACGGCTCGCCGGTCAACACCTCATCCACCCGCAGATCCAGCTCTTTGCAGATCGCCATCAACACTTTCATGTCGCGCGGCCTCTTCCTTTCCCCTGAGAAGTAGTGGCTCACCGCTGACTCGGATACTTTGAGCCCTTGGCGCACCAACGCCTGCCATATAGCACGGCGCGTCACCCCGCGCTCCTTGAGGCGGGAGGTCAATATCTCGTGGGGCTGTCTCTTAGGCTGCGACATGGCGGCTGAAAGTTTGAGGCAAGGCCTTGCGCTTGCGTCCCACGAATCGTAGGATGACCCGAAATCTACGAATCGTAGGATTCCGCCAATGTTCGATGCGCAGCGTCTCCGAGAGCACATGGCCTCTCGGAAGATCACCCAAGAGGAAGTCGCCGCCGTCTGCGGCGTCTCGACCAGCCTTGTAGGTCACTGGCTGGCCGGGCGTCGCGAGCTTGACCCGGATCGCGCCCCCTCGATCGAGCTGGCCACCGGTCTGCGCTGCGAGCAGTTCATGCCGCACCTGCACTGGAACCGCGACTGCAAGGGCCGCGTGACTGGCTACACGAAGCCCCTCCCCGAGGCCGCCGAACGTGCGGCCTAACCGTTCCCCCGGGCGCACCCCGGCATGCCGAGCCAGGAAGGCCGGTGTGTCGGGGCTGCGTTTTTCTTCGGAGGCGTTCATCGCCTCTCTTTTTGCCTGCATGAGCCTGTCCGACGCTATCCGACGGGCTCGGAGTGCGTCGGAATGAGCCAGATCCCGCTGTGGTTTGACACCTACCAGGACGCGATTCGCGCGACCGTGATGGCCCTCGGCGGCTACAAGCGCGTGGGCGCCATGCTCAAGCCCAGCATGCCCGCAGACGCGGCCGCGCGCTGGCTGAACGACACGCTGAACCCGGAGAAGCGCGAGAAGCTGGACATCGCTGAGCTGGCCTTGATCCGGAAGGAAGCGCGCTGCCGCGGGATCGACACGCTGGCCGCCTATGAGATGCGCGAGGCCGGCTATGCGGACCCGCAGCCGCTCGTGTTCGAGGACGAAGAGGCCCGCCTCAAGCGCGAGTTCATTGAAGCGGTGAAGGGCTTGAAGTCGATCGAGAGCCGGATGGAACGGCTCGGCGCGCTGAGGGCGGTCGCGTGACCCTCTCGCCCGGCCAGATCGCCGACGCCCGCGAGTGGGCGAAGACCCGGCGCACCTTCGATACCGATGGCCTCGCCCGTGAGCTTGCCGAGAACGGCGTGGACTCGGGCGTGCACAACCTGGCCGGTCAGCTGATAGCCCGATGGGTCGCTGCCGGCGAGGTCAAGACCGCCGGCGGCTCCCGCCAGTCCCGCGCGTACAGGTGGCTCCATGCAGTCGCTGAGTAGCCCGCAGCTCGCGACCCTGCTGCTGGTCACATCCAGCCTGCAGGCGACCGACGCGCGCCACTACCGCGACGCACTGGAGGCGCGCATGGCCGGGCCCTGGCCGAACCTGATCAGCGGCGGCGAGTCGCGCGCGATGGCCTCGCTGCGGCGCTACTGCATGTGCCGGATCGACGCCCGGCGCGAGCTGCGCCGGAGGGCGACGTAGTGAGCCTCGGCAGCAGCCAGCGCATCACCGCCGCGCAGTCCGAGCGCTTCGGCCAGATCAAGGCCGGCCGCTGCGTCGCGTGCTGGAAGCGCGGCATGGTCACCATCGGGTGCGATGCGCACCACCTGCTTTCTGGAGGGCGACGGATCGGGCACGAGGCCAGCGTGGCGCTCTGCCTATGGCATCACCGCGGACACCCGCTGCCGGGCGTCACGCCGCCGCAGATGCGGTTCCAGTACGGCCCGAGCCTGATGGACGGCAGCAAGTCGTTCCGCGCCGCCTACGGCACCGACGCCGAGCTGCTGGAACTGCAGGAACAGATGCTGCGGGGTGAGGCGTGACGCGCCTGGAAACCCTGCAGCGCATCGCCGCTTGCATCGAGCACGCAGAGCGCGAGCACCCGGAGCACGAAGTCGAAGCAGCAGCCCGAGCCCTCGGGCTCGATCAACGGTGGCCGCCCGTGCAGCAGGAGCTGCTGGCAGCGGCTTGAGAGACGCCACCCGCCTGACCCCGGAGTCATGACCGGGGGACAGCCTGACCCTGCAGGTTGGCGGTGTTGGTTTTCAGGGGAACAGGGTGGAAAGAATGGCAGGCGATTGGATCAAGATGACCAAGGACTTACCGGACAAGCCGGAAGTCTGGAGCATGGCCGGCTTCCTTGGGATCGACGCTGATTCCGTGGTCGGAAAGCTGCTTCGCGTGTGGGCCTGGTTCGACTCGCACACTCAGGACGGTAACGCTTCCAGCGTTACATATCCGCTACTAGACCGTATCGCTGGCGTTTCAGGTTTTGCCGAAGCGATGGCGATGTGCGGATGGCTTGAGCAGAGCGGGTCTGTGTTGCGGATTCCCAACTTCGGAAGACACAACGGAGAAACCGCTAAGAAACGGGCACTTACGAACGAGAGGGTGGCGAAGTCACGCGAGATGCAACGAAACAGTAACGCTGAGTGTAACGACGCAAGCGTTACACCTAGCGTTACAGAAAGCGTAACCAGAGAAGAGAAGAGAAGAGAAGAGAAGAAAGAGCAAGAGCAGGGCGCCGCTGCCGCGTCGCCGGCCTTTTCGCCTTCGGCCTGGCTGCAAGCGAAGGGCGTGGACGAATCCGTCGCCCGCGACTTCATCGCACTGCGGAAGTCGAAGAAGGCCGCTCTCACGCTGACGGCCCTAGAGGGAATCGAGCGCGAGGCCGCTAAAGCCCGCATGCCCTTGGGCGACGCTCTGCGCAACTGCTGCGAACGCGGATGGCAGGGGTTCAAGGCCGACTGGCTGGCTGACAAAGCGACAAACGTGACTTTCATCGCCCGCAACGGGGTGCCGCACTCCAGCGCGCCCACGAAGCCGAGGCAGATGCTATGAGCCGCCTTCCGCAGAGCCTGGAGGCTGAGCAGGCCGTCATCGGCGCCATCCTGCTGAACCCTGATGCGCTGGATCGCGTGGCCGGCAAGCTGGCAGAGGCCGACTTCTTCGCCCCTGCGCACCGGCTGATCTGGCGGGCCGCATCGGAGCTGATCGCCCGAGGCCAGCCGTGCGACGCGGTGACGCTCGGCGAGTGGTTCGAGGCCACGGGCGAGTCGGACGCGGTGGGCGGCGGTTCCTACATCGTCGAGCTCGCCAGCACGACGCCGAGCGCGGCCAACGTCGAGAGCTACGCGAAGATCGTCCGCAGCAAGTCCGTGCTGCGACGCGTGATCGAGGTCGGGCAGCGGCTGCAGCGCGAGGCGATGGCGGCTGACGACGGTCTGGCCGTCGCGGACTCTGGCGTGCGCGACCTGATGGAGCTTTCGGGCAGCCAGCGCGACCATGACCACACGCTCGCCGAGGCAGTGAAGGCAGCGCATGCCGAGGTGCTGGCGGCCTACAACGCCAAGGGAGCGTTGCGCGGCATCACGTGCGGTATCGAGCGCCTGGACCAGCGCCTTGGAGGCTTCCACCGCGGCGACCTGATCATCTTCGGCGCGCGCCCCAGCATCGGCAAGACGGCAAAGATGATGAACATGGCCGACGCCGCGACAAAGGCGGGGCATCGGGTCGGCATCATCTCGGGTGAGCAGCCCGCGGTGCAGTTGGCGCAGCGCTTGATCGCGATGAACGGGCCGCTGCCTGCTGAGATCCTGCGCAACGGTCGGTTCGAGGAGGAGCACTGGCAGCGCTACACGCAGTCCGTGTCCGACTTGGCGACCGGGCGGCTGGCCTGGGTCTACGACCGCAGCGCGCCGACGCTGGATGAACTGTGCCGCGTCGCCCGCGCGTGGAAGCGCCGACACAACATCGAAGCCCTGTATGTGGACTACATCCAGCGCATCCGCGTTCCGGGGCGCGATCGGCACGAAGAGGTGGGCGAGAGCGCGCGCACGCTGAAAGACTTGGCGCGCGACCTGGACATCCCGGTGATCAGCCTCGCGCAGGTCAAGGCCAGTGTTGACCAGCGCTCGGACAAGAGGCCGGACATCGGCGACCTCGCGAACAGCGACGAGCTGACCCGCGAGGCGGACATCATCGTGATGTTGTACCGGGATGAGGTCTACAACCCCGAGACGGCCGACAAGGGCGTCGCCGAGCTGAACGTCGAGAAGAACCGCCACGGCCCCACGGGGATGATCAAGTGTGCGTGGCTCGCCGACTCGATGCGCTTCCGTGACCTGGAGGCCGCGTGATGGCCGCCACCGCCAAGAAGCCCAAGCGCCAGCCGGTCTACCTGGAGGCCCGCCGCCTCGTGGACCCTGCCACCGGCGAGGAAATCGGCGCATTGGTGCCTGCCAGCCCCTACGACAGCCGCCGACTGCGTGCCCTCAAGCTGGGCCAGGGTCAAAGCCTGCGCGCAGAGCTGAGCAAGCCGCGCAACGTCAAGTTCCACCGCCTCGTGCACGCGCTGGGCCAGTTGCTGGCGGATCACTGGCCTGCCTTCGCCGGGCTGACTGCTCACGACGCGATCAAGCGCGCGCAGGTCGAGTCCGGCACCGCGTGCGACCTGCAGGCGATCGACCTTGGGCCGCTGGGTAAGGCGCAGGTGAAGGTCGCGCGCTCACTGGCCTTCGACTCGATGGACGAAACCGAGTTCGGCGAGCTGTTCGCCGGGCTCACGCGATGGATTGACGAAAACGTGGTCGCGCACTTCCCCGAAGAAGCGCGCGCCGAGTATTGGCTGATGACAGGGGACAACCGATGAAACGCGACCCTCTGAGGGTTTGGGTAGTGGAAGGGCAGACGCTGACCGAGCGGCGAATTGCATGCCGTCTTGGTCTGAGCGTTGAAGGCGCCCGCAGGCGAATTGCTGCAGTGATTGGAGCGGGCGCTGGTCTGACCTGGGCTGCCCTGCGATCCGTGCGGTACAGCATGCGGGGTGCGGCATGACGGCGGCAGAACGCGCAAGGGTGCAGTCGCTTGCTCAGCGGATTGGCGCAACGAATCAGAAGCGCATCGCATGGACGGGTCGAATACTCGAAACCCTGCCAGATGGTCCGGTGACTCGCCGCGAATGCCTGGCGGTGATTCACCCCAGCGCAGGAACAGAAGACCGCAAGGCGTTTGCGGACGCAATCAGCCGGATGTTGCGATCGGGGAAGGTGCGGGAGCGGCCAATGATCGAGCCCGCCGGCCGGGCCGTGCGTGTCAAGCCGGTGATGGTTCTGGAGGTGGTGCGGTGAGCGCCCGCGCCGTGATGCTCCGGCACCTCATGGGTGGCGGCGTGCTGACCTCAATCGAGGCCGAGCGCCTGACCGGCGCGGGGCGCGAGGCATGCCGACAGGAGCTGAAGTCCCTGTACGACCGCGACCTGATCCAGCGGAGGCGGCGCTACACCATGAACTCGGGCATGCCGCCCTTCGAGTATTTCATCGACGACGCTGCGGCCACGCCCGCGCGCTGTCCTCACTGTGGAGGTGAGCTGTGAACATTCCGAGTGAAACCGTGCAGGCTGCGCAGCGGCTGCTGGCAGAGCGCGAGGCCGTGGGCCTGGCGAAGTACGGCACCACGGTCGACAGGGCCGACCTGCAGGCCGGTGACTGGGTGCAGCATGCCATTGAAGAGGCGAGCGACCTGCTGCTGTACCTGATTCGGCTGCAGAAGATGATTCCGAGAACTCCCGACAGCGACCTGCCGACACTCAGCAGCTTGGCCGGGAGCTGCCCTGGCTTGGTGAGCCTTGAAGATCAGGCCGACGCCGAGCGCGCCGCGTACTTGGCGCGGTGGGCCAAAGCGCCTTGGAACGCGACTCACCTATGCGAAACGGTGAATGGCTCCTGCTACTGGACGCGCGGAAAGCCTCGCGTGATGGCAGGCGGCTACTGGACAGGGGCTGAGTTTTTCCTGGCGGATGAAACGGTGCGCCTTGGCCGGTTCGGTTGCGAGCCGCGCCCCACGCTGGAAGGCGGGCAGGGGGTGGAGGGGTGAGCGCGCGCGCCTACTACAACGAAATTGACCCGGCGGCTGCGCAGTGGCTGCGGAACCTGATCGCTGCCGGTCACATCGCACCCGGCGACGTCGATACCCGATCCATCGAGGACGTGACCCCCAATGACCTACGCGGATACACGCAGTGTCACTTCTTTGCAGGGATCGGCGGATGGTCCCTGGCTCTACGTCTTGCCGGATGGCCGGACGACCGACGAGTTTGGACTGGCTCATGCCCTTGCCAGCCTTTCAGCGCGGCAGGTCGCGGCGATGGGTTTGAAGATCAGCGGCATCTCTGGCCGGCCTGGTTCCATCTCATCAAAGAGTGCCGACCTGACACAGTGTTTGGGGAGCAGGTTGCAGCAGCGGCTGGCTTCGGCTGGCTCGATCTTGTTTCGTCAGACATGGAAGGCCAAGGCTACCGCGTCGGGGCTGCGGTTCTGGGCGCACACAGCGTCGGCGCCCCTCACATCCGGCAGCGGCTGTGGTTCGTGGCCGACGCCGAATGCGGGGCCTCAGAACGACACGGACACGAAATGGCAGGCGCGCCGAGAAGCGTGCGCGAAACAGCACGGAAACAACGGATTCGGCCTGACTCTGGGAATGGCTGCACAGTTGGCGAGCTGGCCGACGCCGACAGCAGCACTGGCGGACAAGGGAGTGCGCAGCATGGAGGGCGGAATCAGGGAAGCGATGCGGAGCCGTGGCGCGGATCTGGCGGCGATGGTGTGTCTGGCGAGCTGGGTAACGCCATCGGCCCGCGACTGGAAGGACTCGCCGGGGATGGCGACGACAGCGACGAACCCGGACGGCAGCGAGCGCAGCCGGATGGATCAACTGCCACGGCAGGCTTCTGGGGCGCTTGCGACTGGCTGCCCTGCCGAGACGGTAAAGCCCGGCCAGTTGAACCCGGCTCATTCCCGCTGGCTCATGGGATACCCGGCCGCGTGGTGCGCCTGCGCGCCTACGGCAACGCCATCGCGCCCCCGCTTGCCGCGGAAGTAATTGCCGCCTATCTGGATTGCCGCCCATGAAGATCTGCACAGGGTGCAAGACGCAGCGCCCGCTTGATTGCTTTTTGTACGAGGCGAGACGTGGGCGTCACATGTCGCGCTGCAAGGACTGTCGGACGGCCGCTCAGCGCGCATGGCGCGAAGCTAAGCCAACGTATGAGCGGGATCGGTATGCCAAGGACAAGACAGCTACCCGAGAGCGCCACCTAGTGCGCAAGTACGGGGTGACGCTGGCCGACTATCAGGCAATGCTGGAAGCGCAGGGTGGCAACTGCGCCATTTGCCATGCCCTTGAGGCTGACCAGTTCAAGGGCGTGTTCCATGTCGATCACTGTCACGCGACTGGCGCCGTTCGTGGCCTGCTATGCCGTGGTTGCAATCACATGCTGGGAGTTGTTGGCGACGATCCGGCCATTCTGCAGCGGGCAATCGCCTATCTCGTCCCGCAGGTCGCGGCAGAAGTGATCGCGGCCTACATGGAGTGCAGTCCGTGAGCATCTACAGCCAGCCCATCCAGTACCCCACGCAGCCCGAGAACGCCATGCGCGCGCGGGCATGGGAAAGGCCGCTGTGCTTCAACCGACCCGACTTCCCGCTGCCCATGTCGCAGGACTGCAAGTCCTGGGCAGTCCACCCGCAGGAAGACCCCGCTACCGAGTCGATCCCCGGGCGCGAGGGCTGGCGCTGCCTCGGCTGCCGGCACATCCCACAAGACCCGCGCGTGATCGAGCGCGCCAAGCAAGCGGAGGCGGCATGAACAGTGAGGATCGCGAGCTGTTGGAGCTGGCGGCGAAGGCGGCTGGCTACAGGGTGCGAGAGTACGCGCCTGGAAAGTTCCATTGCGATGGCGGTGTCGCGGACGGTGTCTGGATGTTCTGGAACCCGATCGACGACGACGGCGATGCGTTTCGGTTGATGGTGAAGGTGCTTCAAGACGAAACCATTGACTGGCTGATTTGGGAGCACGGCGGGAATGTGGAATCAACCGCCGACGTACGCCGCGCCATCACCCGCGTAGCCGCCGAGATCGGCCGGAGGATGGCGTGATCCTCGCAATCGACCCCGGCCCCGAACAATGCGGATGGGCTCTGCTTTCCGGCCTGACCGTGATGGACTCGGGCGTGTCCACCCTGCACGAGACGCTGGCGATGCTGCGCGGCACGGCGACGCACACGCCCGCCTGTCGGATCGCCGTCGAGATGATCGCGTCCTACGGCATGCCTGTAGGCGCCGAGGTCTTCGCCACCTGCGTCAACATCGGCCGCATGGTTGAGACGTGCGCAGAGCGCGGTCGCGAAGTGCAGCTTGTCACCCGGCACGCGGTCAAGATGCACCTCTGCGGCAGCGCCAGGGCCAAGGACGCCAACATCCGGCAGGCCTTGATCGATCTGCTGGGGCCACAGGGCAGCAAGAAGTCGCCCGGCCCCACATACGGCGTCAAGTCCCACGCATGGCCAGCGCTGGCGGTCGCAGTCACCGTCGCAGGACTTCGGCCCGAGGGCATCACCCGTGCAGCCTGACCATGACCAGCCCGACCTGTTCGCGCCACCGCCTGTGCGCTACCAGCCTCGGCTGGGTGACTGCTTCTACTGCTGGGGCGAACGCATGTGCGAGCACCCCGAACTCTGCTTCCCCGAATCGCTGCCAGAGGAACGCCGCCTATGACTTCGATCAACACCTTCGGCGCCTACGTCGAGGCCCGTCTGCATGCGTGGGGGCGCGAGTTCGCCCTGCACCGAGATTGCGAGTATCTCGGCCACCAAAGCAAAAACATGCTCCAGGTGCTGATCGAGCACAAGGGCGAAATGCCGTCGCGGCCCACTGGCTTCAAGCCTCTTGAGGTCGATCAGGAGGCCTTCGAGGTTGAAGTGATGGTGCACGAGCTGGGCATTACGCGACCCAAGGCCGCGCACGTCCTGCGAGCTTGGTACGCCGGCCGCGGTCGTGTCCAAGTTGAGCGCCTTGAGACGGCATGCGAACTGATCGGGCAGAAGATCAGTCGGGCACAGTATCGAGCGCTGCACGATGTCGGATTCGCCCTTGTCGAAGGGCGGTTCATGGCGCTTGCTCGGGCCGCTTGACGTGGCAGCCATGCGGTGGTGAAATCTTGGCACGCTGGCGAAGTTGCCGGCGCGAAAGCCCCGCCAAGTGCGGGGCTTTTTCGTTTCCGAACCCCGCCGGCAAAACGCCGGCACTCGCAAGCCGAGGGTGCGGGGCCGACTTCACGGCACAACTTAGGCAGCCGGGGCGTTAGCCTCCCGCGTTGCGGTCTGGTTTCTGCGGCGCGCCCGTTCCTTCGCGCCAACGGCCTATGTTCTCCCCTAGCGTGACCCGGCATGGATTCCCATGGACCTGATGACCTTCCTGACAATCGCGGGCGGTCTGGTGACCGTGGGCGGTGCTGTTGTGGGCTGGATCTTGGCCCTTCAAAAGCGCATCCACGCCATTGAGCTGCGCGTGCAGCGCCAGGAAGACACGGCAGTTCATGCGCCCAAGTTCGAGGCCGACATGAAAGCGCTTCGGGCATTCATTGGCGAGTGCTTCGACGAGCTGGAATCGCGGCTTGAGCCACTCCAGCGAGCGGTCGACATCCTTTCCGACCGCGAAGGGATCGACGGTGCGCGATACACCCGAGTCAACAGCCGGATCAAACCGCGTGCCGACGGATAGGCACGAAGAACTCGCTGGCCTGCTTAAAGCGCTGCGAGGGACCAACACAACGACAGTCCAGATCAACGCCGGAGGCGTCGGGGTCTGGCTGTGCACTACCGCTCTGGCAGTGGTGTGCGCGCTTTCGGTGGTCTTCGTCGTCGTCTCGCGCCAAGAGGCGCAGCGGCGCGATGCCGAAGTGAGCGAGCTGCGCCGTGACGTCCAGACCCTGCGCGACTACCTGGCGGCGATCTACGCCCAAGCGCCCCATCTCAAGCCCGAGGACGCCGAGTGAGCACGATCATCATCATCACCCCGCCGCCCGTGCGTTCCCGCATCTATGTCAGCGAGCGCACGCCGAACACAGAACGGAAGTTCGGATCAGGCGCAAGCTACTACTGCGCCCACATCGATGACGGCGACACGCTGCGTCCGCTCCTGTTCACTGAGGACCAGATCGCCGTCGCGCTTGAGCGCGCCATGAACAACCCCGAGGACGTGGCGCCTGCTGCGCCGATGCCGTTCTCGCACTGGCTCCGCAAGCAGTTCGGCCTCCTGTGAAGCCGCAGAGCAAGCTGATCGGCGGAAGCGCCGCAGCGGTCATCCTTGGCGCGTCTGCGCTGCTGGTGGCAAATGAGAACGTGGTGCTTCGGACTTACGCGGACCCGGTATGGGGCGAGCGCGTGCCGACTGCCTGCGTTGGCGAGACAGGCCCGCACATCCGCATGGGCCAGACCTTCACGCACGAGCAATGCATGCAGATGCTCGGCCGCCGGGTCGAAGTTTCGTGGTCGCGCATCGAGCGCTGCCTACATCGTCCGGTGCCGGTCAACGTGGCCGTCTCGCTGGTTGACCTCGGCTACAACGTCGGCGAGCAAGCTGTGTGCAGCAGCACGCTGGTGCGACAGATCAACAGTGGGCAGCCCCCGGCCGTCTACTGCGAGCAATTCATGCGCTGGACATTCGTCGGCGGCCGTGACTGCCGCGACCCCAAGAACAACTGCCGCGGCATTGTGGTGCGACGCGATCACGCGCGCTCGCTGTGCCTGGGCAACACGCCCGTCCCGGGCTAGGAGAACACCATGCGATCGATTCTCGTGCTGGCTGTGCTGGCCCTTTCCGCGTGCGCGAGCACCCCGGACGCGAATTACTCGGCCTATATCGAAGCCAACGCCCGCGCACAGCAGCAGCAGGCGCAGCAGCTCGCCACGATCGCCGACGCCGACGCATGCAACGGCGACCCGACCTGCGTCGTGGCCGCCAAGGCTTTCGCCGCAATGGCAGTGCAGGGCGGCGCAGGCCAGCAGGGAGTCAGCCAGTACGTTCGCCAGCCTGGCGCTGCCGAGCGTGTCGGTTTGGCCTTGCTGGGCGCGTTGCCTAGTCTTGGCCAGACCTATGCGGCTATCGACGCCGGCCGCAACAGCGTGCGCATTGCCGAGGTCAACGCCGGGCGCGAGGTGGCCATCGTGGAAGCGCTAGGAGGCGTCACCGGCCGCGTGGCAGACGCCTTTGCGATGCAGGCCCCTGGCACCTATGTCGGCGGCGACCTGATCAGCGGGACGCAGCACATCGGCGACACCACCACCGTGGGGCGCGACCAGATCGGGCGCGACCAACACGTTGGCGACTGGCGCATGGGTGACGACACCCGTCGCGACACCATCGGCGGCGATCGGATCGACACGGCTACCGACTTCGGCACTGGCAATCGCTTGGACAGCCCCGGCCCGTATCGCGACCTTGGCAACACAGGCCCGCGTTGCACTGGCAACCTGTGCCAGCAGACGGCGCCATTGCCTGAGCCTGACGAGGACGAGTGATAGTGCGCCAGATCGAGAGCATCGGCGGCGGGAGCATCCCGCAAGACCTGCAAGACTTGGCCGGCGACCTGTTGCGCTCGCCAGTCAACCGCGCCGTCCTGATCACCGAATGCAAGGGCGAGGTCACACTGCGCGCCCTCGGCCGAGACATGGACTCGATCGAGATCGCTGGCATGCTTTCGGTCGCCTTGGGCGCTGTCACCAGCCCCGCGGATGAATGACCCTTACATGCGCAACCTGCACGCACTGGCAGCCCGAACGGTACAGATGCGGGAGACAGCAGAGTGACCATCCTTGCATCCCTGTCTGGGGCAACGACGGCGCGCGCTGCATGGATCACAGCGGGCGTGCTGGGCTCGACCCTGCTACTGAGCTTGAGCGGGAACGCATGGCTGCTGCTGAAGCTCGGCGCCGCGCGCGAGAAAGCGGAAGGTGAGATCGCCACGGCTGTGCAGCGTGGCCGGGCGGAAGCGCTGTCTGAGCGCGCCGACCAACTGGCCCAGCTTGTGAGCCTGGCCGAGTTGGATCGCAGCCTGCTGCTGCAAGACCTGATCGAGATCGCCGAGCGCGGACGCACCGCGCGCGTGGTCTACCGCGACCGTATCGCCTCGCTGCCTGCGCCCGCCTGTGCGCCTGGGCAAGAGCGCATGGATGCGGTCAATGCTCTGGTGGGTGGGGAGTGATGCGCGCATCCGTGGCGCTGCTGGTGCTGGCCCTCGCAGGCTGCACCCAACAGGCCATCCGACCGCCTGACCTCGGGCCTGTGTCCGTGAGCTGCAGTGCTGAGTGCAAGGCTTCGTGCCTGCCGCCGCAGTGGCCTCGGTGGACAGGCAACCCGGAAGCACCCGAGACATGGGATGCCCTGGCTGAGCAAGTGGCCCTGCCTCTGCGCGAGCTGGCCGAACAGTGCGATGCAGCCCGCGCTTCCTGCCTGCGCTGCGTCGAGAACATGGAGCGGGTGGGGATCGTGTGCGGCGTGACTCGGGAGTGCGGGCAGTGAGCGATTCCGTGAACGTGCGCTTCGTCGATGTGCGGGACGTGCAGATGTCCCATGACGACTATGAGGCCCACTGCCTGCGCGCCTGGGAGCTGATGGCGAGCTGGCTGAGCCAGTCGGAAGAGTTCCGCAAGTTCGGCCTGCGCATGGAGCTGGATGACAGCGGCACGGCTTGCCCATACCAGGGCCGATCCGGCTGGGTCTACAGCGACAAGCTCGACATCGTGCCGATCTACATCAACCAGCGATCGATGTGCATGTGGCCTGACACCGTAGAGGAAAGGGCAGACATGTTCCTGCCGATCCACTTCGCGGCCACTGCGCTGACGAACTACATCATGGGCGTGATCGGCGATCAGCTGGCGACGCGAGCGATTGAGGACAAGCGGTGAGCGCCGACACGGGGGCGGCATGCGTCCGGGGTCCCTCTGGCACGTTGGTAGTAGATGCGGGGGAAATGGCA